GCATGGAGGACGAGCCAGGAGAATACCTCTTCGGCGGAGCCGCCGGGGAGGAGACCGTAACAGTTGAAATGCAGGTTTCCCGCAGCGGCAAAGATTCGGACTGGAATACCATCCACGGAGACCCTCGCTAATATGAACGCCACTCACCCACTCGACGGTCTCTACCACGCGGCCCTGGGCTTCCCCGCCGGCATCCTCGAAAGGGTTTGCCAGTCGTTCAAGCTGGAGCTGACGCCGCATGCCCGCATGGCGCTAGTCAATGACAAGTTTCTCTCCGAGGCCGTCGCCGATGGCCGCTCAGAATACCCTGGCCGCTCAGAATACCCTGGCCGCTTCAATGCGCCGGACCTCATGCCCGGCCTGGTCTTTGTGCAGCCTTCCCACGTCGTCGAGGTCGAGGTATCGGGCGGAGCCCCGACGAAGGTTCTCGTGCGGCTGCCGGCGACCAGCAAGTTCGACGTGGTGCTGGCGCTCGTGCCGGTCGGCTGGCGCGCTCGCGTTAAGACTCTTTGGCTCAACCGCCGAGCCGACAACCACCAAACCCTAGATACAACCCAATACAGAAAACCATGAAGTTCTACGCTATCCTCATTTCCCTTCTGCTCCTCGCTGCCGGCGCTCGGGCACAGACCAACGTCGCGCTGTCCTGGCCCTGGGCCGGGCCGAATAACACCGACTTCGCCGTCTACGCCTCGACTAGCATAACCAAGCCGCCGGTGTCGTGGTCGCTGCTGACCAACACGACAGAGAAGGCGGTCGTGCTCCAGCGGCGCGTGCGGGCGAGCCGGCCCCAGGAGTATTACTTCGTGATTGCGAGGTATCTGACCACGCCGCCGGCACCGACAAACTCAACTGTAACCTTGGCCTGGGATGCCAGCACCGGCACGAACGTCGTTGACTACAAGGTCTACCAGGGCATTGCCAGCGGGACCTACACCAACAGCACCAACTCTAGCGGCCTGTTGACGGTGACGCTGCCAGTTGACCCAAGCGTAGCCAACTATTTTGCGGCGACTGCTCTCGCTGATAACGGCCTGGAGAGTGATTTCTCCAACGAGGTCTCCTGCGGGCCAGTATCCCTGCCTTCCACAACAAACCTCGTTAGCGTGCCGAACCTAGCCATAAAATTACAATAGCCATGAGACCCAACTACACCCCTCAAACAGTAACGCCACAAGAGGCCGAGCGGCTCAACACGAAATGCACCTGCGGCCGGGTGAAGCTGGCTAAGCAGAAAGCCTGCTGGCTCTGCACACTGCGAACCTCTGAGAAATCCTGTCACAAGTGCGGGGCGGAGCCGATGCCTGGAAAGACACTCTGCCGTGAGTGCGCGCAAAAGGCTGTGCTGGCAGATGCCGCCGATCATCGGCGCTATGTCCTGCTCGCCTGGCCGTCGGCCAGGCGATAAAAGTCGTGGCGCGAGACATGGGGCTGTCTGAGAAGACCGTAGAATACCACTGGGCCGAAGCAAGGAAGCTCTTTGGCCTGCATACCTACGTTGACGCCTGCCGGTTCGCAATCCGCAATAACCTAATGACCGCCTGAATTTATGGAAAACAAATCAAAGCAAGCCTACAACGTAAACGAACTGCGCGAAGTCGCCGATGACATGGGCCGAGGCTGGCCTATCACAATGCAGGAAATGTGCCTGGCTCTCGACGATGCCGAGCGCTACCAGAAGCTCAAGGCGCGGCTGCCAGAGCCCGAGCGCTTAGCCAGCGCGCTGCTGGACTTCTCGAAGGACTGTGAACTGGGCGAGGACCTGGGATACAACGACCGGGAGCCCTGGGCCACACGCCGCAACATTGTCCGGCAACTCATGCGCGCCGCTGGACTAAACCCGACAAACCTGGACGCCTTTGACAACCCGCTGCCCATGCCGACAGAAGTGGAATGCGTCGCCGCTCAAGCCGGGGACCCGCTCGACAGAATGCCGGCGGCCCTGTTGGAACCCCGCGAGTGGACTCTGGGCGATATATGGCTGAGCACTGCCGGGTCTATAATGACAGTTGTGGAAATCGGAAGCCCAGAAGGGAAACCGGCTTGGGCTATCTGCACGACTGAGGACGGCGTCCGCTTCCTAATCACGCAAGGCTTTGTGCCGACCGGCTGGACGCATGTGCTCGACGCGAAGAAGCGAGACGCCGCGATAGCCGAGGCAGCGAAGCCAGCGCCGGCCTGCTGCGGCAACTGCAAGCACTGGGATATTGCTGGTGAGAATGCCCAGGCGAGGGGCTGGTGCCCGGTCTTCCAATGCCTGACCAGCCGACACTGCATATCGCCTGAGCACGAAAGCATGAACTGCCCATACTACTCGCGAGCATGAGCGAGCCGCTTTATTTTGAAGGGCCTTTTGCGCCCGAGGAGTTGGTCAAGCGAGCAATCATCAATACAGCATGGCGCAGCTCGCGCCGGCGGCAGTCGCAACTCTGCTGGGTTATCGCGCACGACCTCTTCGGCCTGGGCTCAACTTCAAGTGTTCGCCTGTGCGAGCGCGTCGGCATTAACCCGTTCGCCGAGGCCCAGGACATTCTCCCTCACTAAAATATGGCAACCTTCGGACTTCAATGCGACGCGATTACGCGCAAGGGCAATCGGTGCAAGCGCAAGAACCACTGGGAAATCCCCTGCACTGCTGTCTATGACGCGCGCTGTAGTTCTTACCGCGCCCAAGAGTATAAACCTGTCCGCCTGTGCCGGCAGCACGGTCGGGACCAGAGCCAGCACGCCGGCATGGGCCAGGCGCTCGTGCATTGGACAAACGAGGGTCAACGTATTTTTGATTCTTGCTTCGACTCCCTCGACTCTGCTATGCTGTAACCCTGGATGGCAAGCTCACGCGCATATCTTTGGCAGGCGGCTTTCGTCGCCTATTGTAACGGGACGCCCGAGGAGGAAATCTCTCAGGTGTTCTCAATACCACTCGACACCCTCAACGACCGAATGGCGTTTGAGGGCTGGCGGGCACTGCGCACAAAGATGCCAATGGCGATGACGGTAACGGGCGACGCGCAACTGCCGGCGAAGACAGAGGCCAAGCTCGCCGTCATCAATGAGAACCGGCAGAAGAACCTGGCGGTATTCACTGACCTGCGCGACCGACTGGTCGAGAAGCTGACAGCATGGCGCGACGGAAAGCTCAAGGTCCAGAAGGCTTTCAACTTCAAGGGCATAATCACGACGCACGAGGCCGACCCAGGCCCAGGCGACTGGGTGAACATCGCGACGTTTGCCCAGACCATTGCGCAGGGCACCTACCGGGCGTTAGGCGATTTCCAGGCGCAGGACAAGCCAGGGCAGGATGCCATAGGCGGCCAACTGACTGCGCCGGCCGGACCAGCAATTACAATTATCATGCCTGGCGCTGTGGCGTTCCCTCGCGAGGCGCGGGGCGTTGCAGAGGCCAAGGCTGGCAAGGTCATTGATATTGGGGAAGTGAAACCAGAAGACCCGAAGCCATGAGCGACGACTACGAGCCCACGCCTGCCTACGCGGCCGACTTCGTCAACGAGGCCCTGGATTACATCATCGAGCAGACCCGCTGGGCCAACGCCTTCCCCAAGAAATCGCTGGAGCGCATACGGCTGACGTGTGAAGCAGTGAAGGCCGGCCAGCCGTTGCCGTTCAAACGGATTCTGAAAGACTTAGGGTCAACCTTGCCGGTGGCGACCCTGTGAAAACTAAAACGCAGTAACCGGATTTGTCCGGCGCAGGCGGGAAGTCCCAAGGACGGGATGGCCCCAAGCGAGGCTATAAGCCACCGATGAGAAACCTCTGGGCCACTCATCTGCGCCGTGACTCTTTTTGTAATGCTTGACACAGAGAAACTGCTTAAGATTGCCAGGCTCGCGCTGGAAATTAATACTATGAAAACAGAAGAACTACTTAATCGCATCCAGGACTATCTGAGCAATGGCGGGCTGTTCAACCCCGAACTGATGGAGCCCGACAAGGTGCGCGCTCTACTGCTGGACTGTCGAGACCATATCCAGGCGGAGCCCCGAACCAGCAAGCCGCCGCTGGGCGTGATGCCGAGAGCCATTTGGATAGAGAAGCACCGGCAGGAGCTTAGCCGAGCCATCCAGGAGCATTGAGCGCCGGCCTGCATGAGCCGCTCAATGCCTGGTGGACAGAACTCCAATCCCTAGTATGAAACACCGTTATATTGTATATAACCCGCCCTACAACGCCTGCTCGGCCGGCGTTCGCATGATGCACTACATACCGACGCTGCTCGACATGCTCGGGCTGCCAGTGTTGGTCAAGGAGCCCTGCCAGTTTAATCCCTTGCTGGGCGTGACAGCGAGCGCTGGCCCGTTCAACCCCCTGCTGGGCGCGCCGGCAGTAGCTTGCGAGGGCGACGTGGCAATCTATGCGGACTACATCACCGGCAACCCGTTCGGGGCTGACCGATGCGTCCGCTTCCTGTGTTGCCCTAAGAGCCGGTTTACCGCGCGCCGCCTGGCGGCAGGCGACTGGCCCGGCACAGCCAAAGAGACCTTCGGGTCCTACCAGGAGGGCTACCTCGAACCGAACGACGGTATGACGCCGGCTGACTGCGTGACAATCCCCACCATCGAGGCCGCAGCTTGGCTGTTTGCCGAGCCCAAGACAATCCCAGCGCTCCTTTACGTCGGCAATAAAGGCAACGTAAAGGTCGGGCCGGACCTGGAGAACCTGCCGCGCATCGGCTATGGCGGCGGAGGGCTAGGCGACCGGGAGCGGACGCTCGCCCTGCTGCGCAAGACAGCGGCCATCTACACGACCGACCTGGACACCGTAATGGTCCACGAGGCGGCGCTGGCGGGCTGTAAGGTGTTCTACGTCCTCGGAAAGGGCGATTACCGCGAGCGCCAGGGCTCCCCAGGCGAGTTGATTAGCCAGGCGATGGGATTTACCATGCGGCCTGCTCGCGACGCCGGGAAGGCGGCAACGCTGCACGCCTTGGCCTGCTTTGGGCTCGGGTTGAACCCTGCCGACTTCTAACCCCTGGACGGTGCTCCGCTGGGCCTAACTGTCTAAATAAAGACACCATGAGCGGAAAGCCACAGTTAGCGCTGGTCTATGTGGTCGAGTGCGAGGGCTGGGTCAAGGTCGGGATAACCCGCCACCTAACGCCCAGAATGAGCGTGATGCAGGTCTGCAATCCCTTCCCCATCACAGTCCTGGCAGCCTGGGAGGCCGCAGATGCCGCCGGCGAGGAAAGGGCCATTCACGCCACGCTGGGAGCGCTGGCGAAGCGCCGGGGCGAGTGGTTCGAGGTAGCCGACCTGCGGACCTTCTGGATGGTTGTCCGGCTAATCAGGTGGCGAATGCCCAAGCGGAGCACCGAGCCGAAGGCTAGGCGTAAGCGCGGTGGGCAACCAGGTCTTAGGCGAAGCACCGAGCCCGAACCCAAGCCCCTCCGATACCAGAGGCCAGGCCGAAGGCGGAGCACCGCAGGCCACCCTAAGCCGCCATTCGTGCCCTACCTCACCAGCAGAAAAGGCCGCTGTAGGGCAAGCGCGACCGCGCCGACCCTCCCGCCGGCCTCGGTGCTCGAACCCACAATTTCGGGGGCGGAAATAAGCGTAAGTGCCTGAGCCTAGCGGAGTTCCACCAACTCTAAATACAACGTATATTGTGCGAACACGCACGCACAAGTGACTGTCAATACAGAGGTTAGCGCGGATGGCTAGATAGGCGCTTGGAGGCACGAGGGCCTGGTCGCGGGCGGAGCGCCGACCAGGAGCACGAGGAGGCGCGAAGTGTTCGATGATTGCTAAGTGCCGTATTGACAGGCACCTATCTCCACTTTCCTAAACCTGGTTCCATCCAGGGGTGTCAAAGTGGGCGGGGAGTCACAGACACACTGAGGCACCTACCACCCCCGCCGGCATGCCTGTATCTGGTTGTGAATACAGAAGATGCGCCGACGTATTCGCACAGTATTTTAGGGGGTGGGGGTCAAAAATGGGTCCTCCCCTAAGATTCCCGCCCCGGTGCCGGCCCGGAGTTTTCTACGGGGCTCCGCCCGGCCGCCAGCCAAACCCAAACTCGAAAGTCGAATTCCCCTTTCTCTCTATACCTTACTTCTTTTTAATTTAAATAATAATAATAGTAATAATATAAGAAAGAATGAAGTAAGAAAGTGTTTGTAAGAAGCTCCCCCACCTGCTACGCTGTGGTCATGCGATACCTATTCCTTGCTCTCGACACCAGCACCGGCAAAGGCGACGTGGTTTGCCAAACTGACGACCCTGCGGCTGTAGCCACCGGCTGCCGGGTTCTGTTCGACGCCGTGGCGGCAGCCGGCGCTCCGCCCAAGCGGACAACCCTGGTGCCCGGTAAACCTGGAGCCAAAGGGAAGCCGCTCCGTGTCATTTCTCTGGCTGAGGACTACGACGGCGTCCTCAAGGTCGGCGATGCCTTTCCTTCCGGGCGGGACGCGAGCGCCGCTTTGGGGTTCCTCTACAGCGCGGTCTCGATTGCGTTAGCCCAGGCGAAGCACCGGGGAGAGACCGCCGCAGTCGTGCGCGGCGTCGAGTTTTCTTACGACGAAGACATTGGCACCGGCAACTGAAAAAGATTCTTCACGAAATATGTTGACCTCCAGCCGCCTGATGTTGTAAAGTTGAGTCATGCTTAGCTGTTTTCTTGCCGCGCTCGGCGGCTGTGTGGTCGGTATCACGGGCACCCTGCTCGTCCTGGTGGTCTTCCTGGCCGCCGGGATGGAGAAGTTGGGAGGACACTGATATGGCCTTTTTCACGGTGAGATTTCTCTTCATACCCGTCGCGGTCGTCGCCTATTCGCGGGGAGGGCTACACTGGCGGGAGCTTCTAGTCTTCGGCTTCCGTGTGGCCTATTGGACCCTGGTTTAATATGGCAATCCCCCTTGGCAACTACGCGGGCAAGGGTCCGCTAAAACACCTGCACTGCTCGACGCGGCTCTTTCGTGCTGAGCATGACCGAATCTTCGGCGGCAAGCCGCACAAGCAACTGAAGCTCAAGCTGGAGGACAAGCGTTTGAAGTTCCCGGGTGAGTCCGCCGGCTGCCCTCACCACACTGAGTATCAGGCCAAGCGCCAGCCGCAGTGTAACTGCCAGGTGTGTTGGCGTATCTGGCGCGCCCAGAGGGACCGATGAACGAACTATTCCTTTGTGGCTTCACTTTAGCGCTGGGCTCCCTGCTGCTCCTGGTGCTGGATTTAATCGCGCGGCAGACTAGACAACAACTCCGAACCGAAAGAAATATTATGGCCAAACTATCCGAACTACCGGGACTCATCAATGGCTGCACTACTCAGTTGCAGGCCGCCGCCGACCGCATCACTGCTGCCCTGGCGAACCAGACTGACCCTGAACTGAGCCCGACGCTGACCGACAGCCTCAACATCTTGACGACTCAGACCGCCGCTATCGTCGCGCTGGTGCCACCCGCGCCCGAGCCGACACCGACTCCCGCGACGTAAACGATTCAACCGGGTGTGCGAGTGAAACCGCGCGTGTTTCAACCCGAGAACCCCGAGGCCCTCAAGGTGCGAGCAGTGCCTCCTCGGGAGTGAACTGAGGGATGCCGTCTCGTGACCGAGCCTGGTGCTTTGCCCCGGAGGCGCGGGACGGCAGTTTTTGATTTTATGATACTTCGAGTGACCTGAGTAGGCTTTAACGGCGGCTGGAGGTTCGACCTTCGGCTCTGCGGGTCCGGGCGGGAATGGATGCTAACTTTCTGGAAGTGGCACGTCCGCCTGATTCTTTGATTTTTGGATAGGGGCGCTTTCAGGCCGTCAGGCCGTCAAGCCTCGCGGAGCCCCGACAAGCGATAGACCTGGTGCGTTGACGCGCACGGAAAAGCATGCCGGTTGAAACCGGAGGTCCCCCTAGGTCGTGGGGTGCGGTTCATAGCCGTATGGTGTAAAATTCGCTTCCTTTTCTGCCTCAAAAATAATCACACTTCTTTGTTGACACCCTCGCCTGCATAGACTATAACAAGTGACGGTATGACACAGAACAAATTATGGTCTTTTGTAATCGTGACCCAGGGCGACGGGAAGCCGGGCGATTTGGGTTTTGAAACGCTCTTCAGCACGCGCGATGAAGTAGCGAAGGAAGCGCTCACCAAAATTCTTTGGGAACAGAATGCGGGTTTCCGCCGGTCCAACCAGACCCGCAACCGCCGGGAGGTAATTGTCACCCACATTGACAAGGCCGAGGCCGAGCGCTGGCAGAACACCGCCGGCCGGAATGGGCTCAAGGCCAAGCCAGTCAAGACCGGGCACGTCTTTAGCTCCGCAACAGAAGCCTCCGGGCACGTCGGGCTGCGACACAACGAGGTTGCGATGATTCTCTCGCGCTGCACATCCACGGGGGAAAAGCAGGCGACCGTCCGGGGCGTCACTTTTGCCTACCACGACGATGTGGCCGAAACAGCGAGCAAGTAATGAGCGCGTCAAATCAAAACCCCAACTGTGACGGGAGCGGGCCGCACGACCCGGGCGAGGTCCGCGTGCTGCCCCTGGGCTCGCAGCCCAACCACGGCAACCTGATTCTCTGCCGGCAGTGTTTTGGGCGGGAGCTTAGCTTTCGGCGTGAGCGTAACTGGTCGCTGAGCAAGGACTGCAAGTTCAAGCTGCCGCCCTGGGAGAGCCTGGAAGTTTACCCCGAGCCGTAAAAGTGGGGGAAAAGTTTCCCCTTGACTTTTGTCACCATAATTTGTTAAGCTCTGACAATGAGACCAAGTAAAACATTATGCACGGCCTGAATCAAATCGTTGCCTTGAACGCTGAAAAGAAAAGCTCCTATGAGGGCAGGTTGCCCAGCCGCGAGCCCCAGGCTCCGCGCAGTATTCCTGTAAGTGAAGCTGACAAAGACAGCGCCTCGGGGAGAAACAACCAGCCCTACAACAAAGGTGGCGAGCCCCATACTGGCGGCTGTGGCTGTCCTCCGGGCGCAAAATAACTTACCCCGGTGCCAGGTCGGGAGCGCACGAGTGCGCGGAGGTCTTTTTTGTGTTTATCCTCCCCCTGCCCTGGCACCGGCTGCTTTAACTCAACCACGACTATGGGAATCTTCGGAGCAATTTTTCTTCTGTTGGTCCTGGGCGGTCTCCTTGCCGGTGGCTACGTCTTTCTGTCGAAGCTGAACGCCGCGACCAAGGTTGCCCCGCTGGTCGATCTGCCGCATAGCCGGTGGACGGCCACGGGAACGTCCAGCTAAATCTTCGGTGCCAGGGAGGATGGGAATGGCATAGGGATGGGGAATCAGGGATAGGGGCCGCCGTCTGATGAAAAGGTCGGCGGCCCTTTCTGTTTATGGATACGGAAAACTGGTATAGACCGAGCAAGCAAATCGCCGAGTTCCACGAGAGCAAGGCCCGTATTCGCGCGCTAATTGGTGGGCGCGGCACCGGGAAGACCACGACCATCGCGGTCGAGGCTATTGGGCACTGTCTGCACAACTCCGGTGCGAAGGCGTATATCCTCCGCAAGACCCAGGACTCGAACGAAGACACGACGCTGGAGACGTTCGAGAAGCAGGTCTTCCCGAACCTCGGGTCTGCTTACCGGGACACCGGGGTTTCACTGTTCAAGAAAGTTGATGGGGGCAAGCAGTTTCGGCTGCCGTCGCGTCTGGCCGTCGAGAAGTTCAACGAGTGGAAAGCAGCCAACCCGCGCGCGACGAAAGCCCAGACGTTGACCTGGCTCGAAGCGGTGGGGAATATCTTCTGCTCGTGGCTCCTGTTCGCCGGTGTGCCCGAGGCGCGCTATCGTGCTTCGCGCTTTCGTGGTTACGAGTGCTCGCTGCTGATTTTTGTCGAGGCCGACCAGTTGGCCCGGGAAGACCTGGACCTCGGCGTCGCTTGTCTGCGGTGGAAGGGGGCGGACCCGACGACCTGCGATGAAAAGGGATTTATCAAGGACGCCGGGGTCGTTCTGGACACCAACCCGCCGAGCCCCCGACATTGGATTGCCAAGCTCGAAGAAGAGTCCCTCGGTGACCCCTCAGTCCGCTTCTGGCACCTTCGCACGCGCGACAACGCACATAACTTACCCGAAGGCTACGCCGATGGCCTAGAGAGGCAATACCGGAAGAATCCGGCTATGCTGGCGCGGATGGTGAACGGCGAATACGCCGAGGCGTTCGACGGGACGCCCGTGCTGCACGAGTTTGCCCAGGAGCACGCGAAGGAGAACCTGCCCTGGCCCAAGGGGGCCTATCTGATTCGCGGCTGGGACTTCGGCTCGACCCAGGCCGTCATCTTCTCGGCCTACTGGGCGGAGGGGAACACGGAATACTGGTGGGACCTTCACGAGTTCTTTGCCCGGCAGTCCGACGTAGACCGTCAATGTAAGGCGGTGCTGGACATTACCCGGACGGCCTTTCCGTTCTGGAATGACCGGTCCATTTGTTCGGGCGTTCGCGACTACTGCGACCCGGCGGGCAATGCACAGACGGACAAGGGCTCCAGCGTCAACGTGCTGCGGACCTACGGCATCTATCCGGGCTTTATCCGCATGGGGCTCCAGGAGAGCATCGCGATTTACAACCGGCTGCTGGCGAAGAAGGACGCCTTCGACAAGCCTGTCTATCATCTGGACAAGCTGACGTGTCCGCAGCTTTTCGTCGCCAGTTCGGGCGGCTACCGGTATCCGGTCGAAGGGGAACCGGGCTTCGGCGGGGACGAGCCACTCAAAGGGCCGAGCGGCGGGGACTATGACCACGTCTGTGACGCTAGCCGGTATGCCAAGTTTAACTGCCTGAAGCTCCTCCGAACGGAGGCCGAGCAGTCGAAGAAATCGGTCGGGGCGCTGGCGCACAAGGCGGCGGCCAACCACAACAAGCGGTATTATTAAGGTCTGCTTGACCGAGGGTATTAAATTCGGTATGCTTGCTGATTATGGACCAGGACACAGAAATCACTACACCCGAGGCTGAGACCGCTGCGTCTCTCACGTTAAGCGGCGAGCAGGCCACCGAGTTTCTGGGCCTGGAGCCCGGCGACGAAGTCACTCTTCAGCTTACCGGCAAGGACGAGAAGGCCGGCACCGTCACGTTTGAGAAGCTGACCGAGCCTGACGAAGCCGCGCCGGAGGAAGACGAAGCCACCACGGGCGCGGCCGAGGAGAAGGTCCTCGGCTACAAGCGCCCGAGTGTGAAGAAGGAAACGCCGAAGCTTTCGGCCGAAGACTTAATGAGCTAGGGGGACGCTATGCTGCACTATCTGGGACCTGACATGGGGCCGCACGGCCCGGTGACCAACAACCTGCCGCCGGCTGTGCCGGGCTCGATGCCTAGCGGCGTGCCAGGCATTCTGCCTTCGCCCGCGCCGACACCAGCGCCAGCGATTCAGATGCACTGGGCTCCGCCCCCGCCGAACGCTCTGGCCGCGATTACCAACCGGATGCCGGGCGGCCCGAACGCCGCGCCTCCGCCGGCACCGCCCCCGCCCGCGCCGGAGTATGCCACGACGACTCAGGATGACGGCTCGATTTTGCTGCATATCCAAAACCCGGACGGCTCGCTCGGCCCGGTGGTCAAGGTCCTTCCGCCCATCAAGCGCCCAGGCGACAACAAGCCGGCGGCGCAGTAACGCACTATGGACCGCCTCGTCGCCCGCCGGCTCGATACAGATAAGGACTATCGCTCTCGGCTCGTCAAGCTCGCCAAGGACTATCTGAAGATAGGCCGTGACGCGCTGGCTTATTGGTCGAGCGATTTCGACCTGGCCTATGACCTGCTCTCCTGCTACTCGCCCTTGTCGAAGAAGGATATGGAAGCGCTCGAAAGGGGTCATCCGAAGCGGTTCGTGCTGCCGATGACGGCGACGCAGATAACGACCATGAGCACATACGTCGCCCAGGTCCTCTTCGGCCAGGAAACCCCGTGGAAGGTGGAAGGCCGCCGGCCCGAGGACGAAGTCCCTGGCGAGTTTGTTAATCAGCTTTTGCGGTGGAACGCAGAACAACAGCCCACCTATCTGCTTGGCTACCTGTGGTGCCAGGACGCGCTCGCGGTGAACCGGGGTATCTTCTACAACTCCTGGGCACCTATCATGCGTCCTGAGCTTATCCAGGTGCCCGTGGCGGACCCGACAGACATAGACGAGGCAACCGGCCAGCCGAGAACGTATCTGCGCCCCACCCGGCGCAACAAGGTCATCGGCAGCTATAATCGTCTTGAGTTGGTTTCGCCTTACGACTTCGTTTGTGACCCGGCCTTACCGCTCTGGCGGCAACAGGAAATGAGGTTCAATGGGCATCGGTCGATTATACCGGTGACCGAGCTTCGCCGACGCTCCAAGCTGCCGGTTGACCATCCGGCTTACGTCATGCCGACTGCGGTCGAGGATTTGGTCGCGAAAGCCAAGAAGGGCGTCGCTCAGAACGACCCCGGCATCCCTTCACTGCCCGGCGTGCAGCCCAACCCGGCGGAAATCCGAATGAGTCGAACGGCCTACGAGCGCACTCGCGCGCTTCAGCCGACCGGCCAGGTCCAGGCGGACAAGAACGATACCGGCAATGTCGAGTGCTGGGAGTTGTGGGTCCGGCTCGTGCCGAGCGATAATCACATTTACGACGACGAGGTTCACGGGGCCGGCACGGGAGCCGGCGGCGCGCTCAGCGGCCCCCTGGCTGCGACCGAGACGACGGACGAGCCGGTCATCTTCCAGCTTCTCATTGCCGGCGGCGACGTGCTGCTGTCAATCAATGAATCGACCTATGCGCACGGCATGTATCCGTATTCGGTGGGCGAAGGCCGGCCGAGCGCGCATTTCCAGTTCTCGCCCGGCTGGGTGCAGATTTTGAAGGGCTTGCAGGACTATGTTGACTGGTTGAAGAACCGGCACCAGGAAGCGCTGAGCCGGACCCTGGGCAACATCTTTCTGTATGACCCGGCGATGGTGGACGTGACCGACTTCATGGACCCCGATAAGGAGGGTCTGATGATTGCGCTCAAGCCCGAGGCCAACGGCAAGAAGCTCGACGAGGTTTTTAAGCAGATACCGATTAAGGACTTGACGGAGAACTTCCTGGAGGAAGCGATGGAGTTTGTGAAGTTCTCGGAGAGCGTCACGGCGGCGGGCTCGGGTATGCAGGGCGTCATCCCGAATGGGGCTGACCCCAGCGCGACGCAATTTGCCGGCACGCAGCAGATGGGCGCGGGGAGGATGACTTCCATCGCGCGGCTGCTCTCCTCGCAGGCGCTCGTGCCGCAGGCCAAGCAGTTTGTCTCGAACTTCCAGCAGTTCATGGACCAGCCGCAAGCGATTCGCTTCAAGCCGACCGACCCGACAGCGGTGCCGGCGGAGTTGGCGGACGCCGCCTCGGTGACGGTGAGCAAGGACACGATTGCGGGCGAATACGAGTTTGTGGCACACGATGGAACTTTGCCCGGGACGGACGGGCGCAAGGTGGCGGCGATTGTCCGGCTGCTCGAAGCGGCGCAGGGTTTCCCTGACGCATTCACTCCGCAGCCCGGCAACATCAACCCGCGCAAGCTGCTCCTGGTCGGGGCCAAGGCTAGCGGGCTCAATGTCGAGAACTTCGTTTACGATTCGACAACGACCCCGCCGGCAGGTCCTCCCGCGCCGGGCGGGCCAGGCACTCCTCCGCCTCCGCCGGGGATGCCAATGAATCCCGGGCCGCAGCCGATGGTGCCGGCGCTGCCTGACCTCGGCGCAACAGATTTGACGCCAGTGAACGCACCCCAGCCGAGGCCGGGAAATGTTTAGGATACTTCTTCGTATGCTCTTGAACGCCCTTCACACTTGCGGGCTTTCCCCTTCCCAACAGATTATCGTTCTGGGACCTCCGGGGCCGCGAGACCCAGGTCCCACGGTTTTGGAGTCACCTGTTGCCAAGGCCGCGACAGACATAAGCCTGACTGGGTTTACAGTGAACTGGCGGCGAGTCGCCAAAGCGTCTTCCTACATCATCAAGATTTTCTCGAATGGCGGACCCACGCCGCTATTTGTCTTGAGCGCCTCCGCCGGAGACTCGTCCTTAGCTGTGACGGGACTCACACAAGGCACCGAATACGATTACCAGGTCTTCGCCCACTACGCGGCCGCCAACGCGGACAGCGGGCCTTCTAACACTGTCGCTGCGATTACAACATCGCCGCCTGATGTTGCTTACTGGTGGGTCCACGACTATGCCTCAGCCGACCCCAACAGCTTCGTGAGTTTCCCTCTTTTCTCTTCAGCTTATGCCGTCTATGGAAGCGGGGACGTGGACCACCCGGGTAATTACGTTTTTGGCACGGAGCAGGCTCTCGTGAACTACTTGAGCCCAAGAGAAGACGGCTTGCCCTGGGCGCGAGTGGTGCTGTATGTCAATGGGCTTGGAGACCTTGAGGGTTGGCTTGGGTCAGATTCCGGGGGGTATTGGGTAACCGAGCCCACGCTCGCACAGGTCGAGGCTGACCTCTTGGCTTCTCCGACGGCTCCGCCGGGGCTCAACTTCAGTTAAGCGGATTTCTGTTGACGCCGTTTAACTAGGTTGCTAGGTTGGACCTTGTTAAATGAACGACCTTGGAATTGACCCAAAGAACTTTCGCTACGACTTCGGGCGTGACTGGACAATGTTTCAGGAGACGCGGGTCGCTAAGTTCCTGGTGCTCTACCTGCGCAGAGAGATTGAGCAGGCGAGGACCGCCCTGGAGCGGGCGACCACCTTCGAGGACGTAAGATTGCAGCAGGGCGCGATCAACGAAGCCCGGCACCTGCTGACGATTCTGAAAAGCCCCAACGTCATTTCGCAAGTCAACGACGTATTAACAAGCATTAACTAACTTATGGCTGAACCTACTACCACTGGAGGCGCTTCGACGCCTGTAAACGCAACGCCGGAAACGGTAACTCCCGACCGCTTGACGGTCCCGGTATCGGCAATCTTCGACGCGGGCGACCTGACTATGCCCGGAGGAACAACTCCGCCAGCGCCCGCTGCGGCTCCGGCGGAGGCACCTACGCCAGCGCCCGCTGCGGCTCCGGCGGAGGCACCTACGCCAGCGCCCGCTGCGGCCCCGGCGGAGACGCCTACACCCGCGCCAGCGCCCGCTGCGGCCCCGGCGGAGACGCCCGTCCAGAAGGTGAAGGTCGGCGGGAAGGAATACACGCAAGAGGAGTTGGAAAAGCTTCTGGCGGAGCGCGCGGCCCAACCGGCTCCCGCTGTTGTTCCGACACCCGCACCGGCTGCCGCAGCCCCGGCCCCCGCCGCACCTACGCCCGAGCAGGTCGCTAAGGCTGAGAGCGAGTGGGCCGCCAAGTTCAGCGAGGAAGAGAAGCTCAACTTCGGGCTCTCGACGGAGGAAGTCGAGACGCTGCTGTCCGGCGGCGAGGACGCGGCCAAGCTCTTCGGTCAGAAGATTACGGACGCCTGCGCGAAGGCTGTCATGCTGGCGCGCAAGAGCATTTATGCCGACCTCAACCCGACCCTGGAGCGTATCCAGCGGGACATGACACCGTTGCTGACCAACAACACCCAGGTTGAGCAGGTGGCGGCCGAGCACCAATTTGTGGCGGCCTACCCTGACTTCAAGGGCCATATCGACACTGCTCGCCAAGTCGGCGAGGCGCTGTTGACCAGGTATCCGGAGCAGTGCGCGGCGATGACGCGCGAGCAACTGCTGGCAGAGGTCGCGGCCCAGACGGACCGCATTCTCCAAACGGAATTCAAGCGCTGGAATCCGAGTGCGACAGGCACCTGGCGGGAAGCCGGCAAGACGGCTCCGGCTGCCCCGACGCCGGCCCTCGCAGCACCCGCCGCGCCGGTTCAGCCAGCCGCAGCACCCGCTGCGCCGGCAGTGGCTCCGGTTCGGGCTCCCGCGTCTAACTCTCCCGCAGCCGTGGCGGTTGGTGGGCAGCCGCAGGGCTGGCACAAGAGCACAGCCAAAAGCCTGGCTGACTAGGCCGCAGCTAAGGAAAGAACTCTCCCGCGCAAGCCCGGCGGGAGAGGCTTCTCTTTATGATTGACCTAGTTTATGTGTTGGGTCCCGGAAGTTCCTGGGGCGACCGGGAACTTTTCTATTCGCTGCGTAGCGCCCAGGAGCACTTGCGGGGGATGGGGAAGGTTTTCATCGTCGGCACGGCCCCGAAGATTGCGCCGGACTTTGGCGTCGAGTGGACGCACGTTCCGGTGGAGGATAAGTCTTCCTGGCCGGCGTGCAACATTAACGCTTGCCTGCTGGCGGCCTGCCAGGTGCCGCAGCTATCTGACACTTTCCTGCGGGTGGATGACGACACATTTTTCCTGCGCGCGCAGGACGCCGATACTTTCCCGAATTACTACCGGGGGCTTCTTCCGGAGCACGTTCAGATGCTTAGCGACCGCGCCGGCTCGCTCTACTACAAGTCTCTGTTGCGGACGGTTGCCTGGCTCAACGCGCGCCAGGTATCAAATCTTGACTTCGAGGTCCACGGTCCGATGCGTTTCGAGAAGGCGAAACTCGGAGCGCTGCTGGCGAGGCTGAAGCCGGAGACCGGATTTCTGAGCCGCTCGCTCTACGGCAATCTTCACAATCTTGCGGGCGAGCCAATGTCTGACTCGAAGATAGACCTCTCGCTCTCACCGGGCCAGATTGAGCGCCGGGTCAAGGACCGCCCGTTCTTCTCGGTGGGCGACCTGGGTTTGACTCACGCGATGCGAACTTTTCTGGGGCAGATATATCCGGGGAGGGTGCCTTGATTTATTACTTCATGCCTTATGACACGCGCGGCCTGGGCTTCGCTTACAACCGACATTGCGCGCTGGTGCCGGAGGACACTGACTGGATTTGCTTGATGGACATTGACACGATGTTCTTTTCCTCACAGCGCATGGGTGAGCAGCTTGAACAAGTCATCACGGAATTTGGCTCGAAGTTCTCCGCGTTTACCTGCGTGACCAACCGGGCTTTCCGCCAGTCGCAGCAGCAGCTTATGAATATCCGCGATGAGCGCGACCTGGTGAAGCTGAAGCAGCGCGCGGACTTCCAGACGCGCACGCGCCAGGGCAAGGTCGAGGAACTGCGCACGCCGCTCAACGGACAATTTTTGCTCTTCCCCAAATCACTTTGGCGGCAGTATCCGTTCGCAGAAGTGGGCCGGGCGAAGAAAGCGCCAGGTCATCACATTTTAGGAATTGACACCGACTGGCGCGAGCGGCTTTACGCCGACGGCCGGCGTATCGGCCTCATTCACCAGCTTATGGCGGTGCATTTCTACCGCATGGACGACCCAGCGGAGTTGGTTGGGCACTTGCCGAAGGGCAACGAGTGGTGGCGCAAGACCTCGGCGGACCAGCGCGCCCAAAAAATAATCGCAGATGGGTGTTGACAGTTTCAGGCGCTTTCCGCTAGGTTGTTATTAACAACGAGGTAACAGACCATAACAAAAGGGAACTATGAGCGCCGTATCCGGACTACTTTCGAGCACCAACGCCAGCGCGGACCTTGATACCAAGGCCGATTTGGTTGGTGAATATCAGGACACAATTTTGGTCCGCAATTCCAAGGGGATGAATGCGGGCAGCACACTGTTCGGGCTGATGAGCCGGCTGAAAGCCGAGCCCGCCGAGAACACCGAATTCAACTGGTTCGAGCGCGACCCCGTGCGGCGCGAGTTGGCCGCCGACGGTGCAGTCGCCGCGCCCGTCAGTTCGTGCGTTGCTGGCAGCATCGTCTTTTCCGAGAGCACCACCAGCGGCGACGCCTGGCCTTACCTGGCGCAGGGACATATCCTCCGCAACGCGCGGACGGGTGAGTATGTCAAGGTGACGGCTACGCCAACCTCGAATACCGTGGCGGTTCTGCGCGCCATCAACAACGCGGGCGTGTTGACGGGTTACACCATCAACGACAACGACATTTTCTCCATCGTCACTCTTGGCAAGGACGAGGGCGCGCTCCCCACCCGGTCGAGCTACGAGGAGCCCACCATCCTGACGAATTACGTCCAGACCTACAACGCGGTCGTGGAACTGACCAACGCCTTCAAGGCGAACAAGCTGCGTTCTGACCTGGCCGGCCCGTTGAAGGCCCGGCGCATTCAAGCCCTGGAGAAGATTTCCAAGGACATTGAAGGCTCTTTCCTCCTGGGTGTGAAGAAACGCCTTACCGGCTCGAACGGCTACGAGTATTACACGGGCGGTCTCAAAGACGCCGTGGACAAAGCGGTCCCGCACAACTCTCTGAACGGCGGCGGCGCTTCCGGCGTCAACCTGAGCGTGGTGAACGATTGGATGCAGGGCTTTATGACGGTCGGCAGCGACGCCAAGCTGGCGCTCTGCGGCCCCAAAGCCTACGCGGTCTTCTCGGCCTTCGCCAATTCGGCAACCAACGGGTTCCGGATTATGAACCAGGAAAACGTGTTCGGTATGAATATCACGGTCGTCAATACGCCTTTCGGCGAGTTGGACCTGGCATTCCATCCGCTGCTCAAGGAAATTAACAGCTTCAACGATTGGATGTTTGTCGTTGACCTGGCCCACGTCATGCAGAAGACGATGGAGCCGCTGTTCCTGGAGCCCAATATTCAAACACCGGGACAAGATTCATACAAGGAACAATTTCGCGCCAAGCTCGGCCTCAAGTTGCGCTTCGCGAACGCTTTCGGCTACGCGCACGGTCTCCAGAGCATCGTGCTCACTGGCGGCGCAGGCGGCGAAAGCTCCAGCGCTTAGTCCGTGGAGAAGGTTATCGTGACCACGGCGGAGGCTCTCCGCCTGGTCAATGACCCGAGCGCCGGCCCGCCCCCGGCCCGGGCAACAGAGCGGTGGAAGTTCGTTAAGAACTTCGGAGCGGCGGAGGCAGTAAAGTTTCGGGATGGGTCGGAATATCGGTTCAGGCTCATTCGCAGTAACGGTCCGGGCGAAGGCTATTTGCCGGGGTCGCAGATGGAAACCGACGACGAAGGGCTGGCCCAGAAGTTGCGCGAGGCGATGGAGAACCCGGCGACAGGGCTGGTAGAGATAACGATTTAGTGAAAGGTAACTATTATGAGCGATAATGTAAAGCCGACGTATCCGAAGTCCAGTGTGAAATCGGGCAACGAAAACAGCGCCTACGCCGAGAAGATTCTGGGCGGGATGCCTCCGAAGAAAAGCGTTGACGCCATCGAGGCGGAGAACACCGTCAAGAAAGCTCCCGGCTCCGTCGCCAAGTAGCGCGTGGCGAGCAAGTCTTTGCGTGTGCCGCAGGATGCTTAACCGCGTTCTGCGGCATTACTGCTTATGAGCCAAACTTTTGCACAGTTCAAGGCACGCCTGGCGTCAGGCGTGCAGCGCAGCGATCTGGCTAGCAGCTACGGCCTGTTTATCAACGAGGCACTGCGGGAAATCCAGAATCGCCGCTCCTGGACGTGCATGAAGGTGGACGCGAGCGTCTCGATTGCGACCGGCACGGGCCGGGAGACGGCGGCGCTGCCAGCGGCCTTCAAGGAGTTTCAGAGGCGGACGGCGGTCGAGTATGTCGCGGATGACGGCGGCTTCGTCCCGGCCGATGTGGTGACGGAGGAGCAGCAGATTTACCGTATCTGGGCTTTCGGCGGCACGCCTATGTATACCTGGCCGCCGCGCGTGTTCTTTCTGCACCAGCCGGCGGCGACGTTAGGGGTCTTGGAGCCGCTTTCTCAGGCGCTCAACTTCCGCGTGCGCTACTATGGCTATCTGCCCGATCTGTCGGCGGACGGTGACACGTCGCCGCTGATTAATGCTTACCCGCAGATGGTCCTAGCCAAGGCTAAGGCCATTGCGTTCACGGAAATTGTTGACCCGGTGGCGGCGCAGTTTGAGGAGCTTTTCGAGAAGAAACTGGCCGAGGCCGTAAGGCAAGACGCTTACTCCGAAGTCTCGGGCCGGATTACCCGGCTGGGCCAGGGGGTCTAGTATGCGTCGCGCCAAGCCTATCAGCGTGCGGGTGAGGGCTCCGTCGCGGGGCCTGGTGAGCAGGCTCCCGGGGGAGTCGGCGGACCGGATGCAGGCGCAGGGCGGCCTGGTTCCAGGCACCGAGAAGCGGGCGGCCTCTCGCGCGAGCAACGTGCGGTATGAGGACGGCGTCGTCTGCAACGCGCCGGGGTATGAGAAGGTCGCGCTCCAGTCGGCATTGCTGGACGGGCTCGTTGCGGCATGGTCGCTGGACGAGACGGCCGGAAACCGGTTAGACGCTACAGTCAACAACCACTTGCTGACGCCGGTCGAAGGTCTCGACGACCGCACGGGCTTAACGGCAACAGTCGGCAGCGAGGGCGGCCAGTTTGCACTGGCAGCGGTGTTCCCCGCGCTTTCTGCCTTGCCCTGAGCCCCCCGACGCTGGTAGAGTGGTGGTTGAGGAGCCAGCCCAGCAGTAACGGGAACAGCGAGAAAGAATTTTATGCCGACCGCAGCAACAGTCACTCTAAGCGAGACAAACGGCCCCACTAGCGCGCCGGTTGTCACTAACGCAATTTCCACTCTGAACTTTGGGTCAGTGGACGCGCCCGACCTCGACCCGACGAGCTACCCGCTCGTGCAGCGCGCGGATGCGCTGACGTTCTCTTATACGAAGTGGCTGCGGGTCTACTGCTCTGCTTTTAACGACAGTCATCTTCTAACAAATTTCAAGATGTGGAAGGTGTCGGGCGACCTCAAGGCGTATGAGTATCTAGGCTATAGTAAATGCCGGAGTGGTGGGGCATATGGGGAGGGCGTTGTGGGGACTGGGTCCGTGGACCCGATGCCCTATAACGGTAGTGGGGCTTGGTTTTTTTCGGGAATGTCGGCGAGTTATTGGAATACGACCGGGATACCGGTTAGCGAGCCGGCCTCTAATCTGTTTGGGTCTATTGCGGCTAGCGGAGGTTTCTCGGGCTATGCAGCGATGGCGGTGCAGATAGCGGGCTGGCCGGGCTCGGCTACGCCTCTGGGGCCGCTCAGTCAAAAGGTAATTACTTACCAGTGGGACGAGTCTTAATGACTACTCCTAAAGAAGCTCAACCATTCCTTCCCCGCTGGCGGGCTGGGATAGGGCCACTCAGAGAAGAGGGCAGTGGTCTCTTGTCGGCGTGCTTGGTTCGCCAGAAGGACCTGCTCGACTATTTCGCCGCCCTAATGGGAAGTTTCACGCTGACAGTGAAGCCGCAAGCGGGGGAAATCTGGGCCGACAGCCTGCTGGTTCACAAAGGTGCTCCGGCAAAGCTTCTTTGGTTTCGCCGCATGGGCCAGGAGGTAGGCTCGCTCGATAGAAATTCTAGCGCTCCGCGTTGCTTGTTCTACGGGGTCGGGCTGGATGGCGCGGGAGGCCGGGTCGGCTACCGGATTGCGGAGGACGGGTCAGCGGAGTGGAGCACTGAGCTATGAGCACGATAGCGCGGACTCTCTATAGCAACGCTACACTTGTTGGGCCGAAGCGCCAGACTCTCACGAGCGACGCGGGGGTCGTGATGCAGCCGAGTGGAACTCTGACCAGCGATGCTTCGGTGGTTGCTTTCTCCGGGACTTCACCTTACTTGAGTAACAGCGACACGCCCCTTACACAACTCCACGGCACGTCTTTTACGGTCTCGGCGTGGCTCAAAGCCTCGGGGACTGGCGCGGCCTTTATCTTTCTGTCTCCGGCTTGGTATTTCTTACTGAGTAACGGGAATCTGTCGTTTGTGGTCCAAAGCTCGGTATCGGGCGAGACTATGGCGGCTACCGCTCCGCTGCCGGCTTTCGGTGACTGGCATTTCGTCGCGCTCCGGGTGGACTTTCTCAATTCTCTTATCAGCATTTACGTGGACGGCACTGTAGCCGGCAGCACTCCGCTTATCTACGCGCCGGATTGCTCGGTATCCTCATTCACCGACTTCTTTCAAGTCGGCTCGAAGGACCGGGTCAGTATGGGGGATTCCTTATCTGATTTCAGTTTGGACGAAGTCGCTGTCTGGGCACGGGCCTTGTCGGATGCCGAAGTAGATTCGCTTTGGGCGGACGGCGGCGGGGAGACCTACCCTTTCCTCGGCGGCGCTTTCAACCGGGTCTTTCAGGGTCGCCTAATCAACGACCCGCCGAAGCCTCTCGTCCTGGGCTCTGACCGCTCGCTCTTGGCAGTGACGCAGCTTTACGACGGTGTCGCGGAAGAGTTTCAGGCGAAGCTGGATTTGCTTTTTTCGGGCAGCAGAGCGACCGAGGGCTATCCCTGGGCGGCAGACAACTTCTACGACAAGATTCTTTTCGCCCAGCACGACAACCGCGCTCAGTATTGGACGCCCCCTCTTCCGGCCTTGGCGTATGACTTGCCTGGGCTTCCTTCAGATGACGCGGCTTGGGATGGGGTCGCCGCATTCGCCGGGCATGTGCTGCTTTGGAAAGAGGACAGGCTCAAGTGGAGCGACCGGGACGATTTCACGCTCTACATACCGGTTGCGCAGACGGCAATCTCGACGGCGTTGACGCTGGGCCAGGCGTTCAAACAGCCGGCCCCTGGCGGCTCAGTAGCAGTAACAGTCACTAATCCTATCGCCGCTGTGGGTAGCGTAAACTTGAGCGGGGACGCGAGCTTCGGGTCTATACCGGTCGGGACCACCAGCCAGGGAGTGTTGACGATAACCAACACCGGGACGGCACCGGTCAATGTGAAGAACGTTCAGCTTCCTGCTGGGTTCTCCGGCACGTTTTCTACGCCGGATGGGACCAACGTAGTTCCGCCCGGACAAGCGTTCCCGATGACTGTCACCTTTAATCCGCCGTTGGGGGCTGGGGGGACTTTCGGAGGGAATGCGCATATCTACTCGGATGCGACAGAAGGCACCTGGGATTTCTACATTAGCGGGGTTGGGATTTCCACGGCTCCTCATGTTGTTCTGAGTGGAGTGCTTGACTTCGGGCCGGTCAAGGCGGACAGCCATAATTATTCGCTGACTAGCGCGCTCATTATTCAGAACACCGGCAATGCCCCACTTCATGTCACCGGTCTGACAATGCCGGCCTCTGTTTTTTCCGGTAACTGGGTCGGGACAGTCCCCGCTATGAGCGGCAGCGGTGTCCCCGGACAGCAGATAGTTAATGTTACGTTTACGCCCGGAAAGACTGTGGCGGAGTATAGCGGGGTCATCACTGTGAAGGTCGCTTCCAGCGACCACGCTTCCGGAGTTTTGACTATAGGGGCATCGGGCTCGGGTATCTCCAGCTTTTCAAAGTCGGCAATCTTTGTTACTGACATGGGGACTTGCCAGTTCGGCCCCCGCGTGGCCGGCTCGTATACCGGGACTTTGCGGGTTTACAATCCGACAAGTTTTGCCTTCCAGGTTATTGGCATCGCGCACCCAGACGGGTTCACGACGAGCTACGCGACCCCTACTGTTATCCCTACTTTTGGGCATGCCGATTTCACTGTGACCTACTCGGCGGCAGCCGGAGTAGCAGCCGCCGGCTCGCTTACGGTGTCCGTCAACCACCCTGCGCCGGGGCTGAATACGTGCGGTGTCTCGGGGACTGGCATAGCAAGCGGAAGCGCCCTGACGCTCTCTGGCAATCTGAATTTCGGGGATACTCCGGTCGGCGGCTCGGCGCAGGCGTCTCTGACGATAAAGAATTCCGGCTCGACGACCGTCAACATTACTTCGATTTCTTTTGATACCTCGCTAGCGGGCGCAGTCTCGGGAACTTTGGCCGGCCCGATTGCACCCGGAGTATCCCAGACCGTGGCTATAGCCTTCAGGCCGACTACAACCAGCACCTATACAGGAAATTTGACGGTCAACACTGTCGAGACGATTACTGGCAATGTGTTCCCTGTCTCCGGCACCGGGTTTAATCTATCGCAGCCGTTGGCCCTTGTAGCTGACCAGGTCGTGTCTCTTGAAGATACACGCGACGGGCGGACTTACTATAACTTCTACACCGTGGTCAGCATGGCGGATACCGCGTTGACCCTGACGCTGATGGACTTAACGGGTGGCACGCCTGCGGGTTTGAGCATCCCAGCCGACGGTCGGCAGTTCTTCACGGTGGACGCTAACGAGGCCGGCGAGACGCGAGTCGTCGGCGCAGGGATGAATGGACCTATCTTCCAGGTAGTGCCGCAAGGAGACTACGCGTATATCTTCAAAGAGCGCTCGATTCAGAGCGTGCAATACACGGGCCTGGGCAGCGGCACGTTCTTCGTCCACAACGAAGTCAGCAATGAGGGGCTGATAGGGCGTGAGGCACTTTGCGAACGCGGTGACGCGATTGTCTTTCTCGGGCACCGGGAGCTTTACATTTACCAGGGTGGCCCGAGCCCGGTGCCGGTTTGCCAGCAGACAACGCGCGAACTGTTTACCGAGCTTGACCGGTCGCGAGCAGGGGCTATCCGTCTGTTCCACAACGAGAGCCGCAAAGAAGTCTGGGTCAAGTATCCAACTCTCGGCGGGGGTTTCCGGGTCCTGGTCTGGAACTACGTCGAAGACTCGGCGACGTTCGACGACTACAAACCGGCAGTCGAGTTTACCGGGTTAGGCTTGGTGGACTGGCCGACGGACGACGCTACGGGCTCGGCGATTGAGCGGATTTGTGTGTTAGGCAACGCCGACGGCAACCTCCGGGTGCATGGGCGGGTGTATTCACGCGACGGTGCGGGTTATCTGGCCGCGTCTGAAACGATGGACTTTGACCTCGGCGAGCCCGACATTTGGAAGTATGTTGACGTAGTGGTTTTGGGGCTCGAAGTGAAAGCGCCGGAGACCGCGTCGCGTTACATGGCGGTCCAAATAGGCACACGGGCGTCTTTGAGCGGCTACTCCAATGCGCCTGACGAGGACGGCAGTATAACATGGACTGCACCGCAGCAGGTCCTTGTCAACGGGCACGCGCCGGTCCCGGTGAAGGTCAACCCAGGTGGGGCCGGCAGGTATCTGCGGGTCCGTTTTTCGAGCAGCGACCCCGGCGTCCAGTGGCGGGTCTCGTCGTTCGAGGTTCACTGCCGACCTGGAGGATACTACTAGGTATGCCGACGCTTATCACGCTGCCGGCGTCACCCAAGCCCGCGCGGACGCTGGCTGAGCTTAGTCAGGCGATCACGGTCTGGACGCGCCAGGCGGAGCAGGCTATTCGTAAGGTCGCGTCGGTCGCTGATACCTCGCCCACCAGCCAGCTTGCCGGGCCGAGCCAGACGGGGCTGCTGTCGGCGTCGGATTGGCTGGTCTTCAACGCCAAGCAGGCGGCGGGGTCTTACCTGGTGGACGCTCCCAGCGACGGCGCAGTTTACGGGAGGCGGAATGGTGCTTGGTCGGCGGCGAGCGCGGGTGGCATAGCGGACGCGCCTAGTGACGGGACTTATTACAGCCGGAAGGATGCGGACTGGGCACATTTGCCGGCGGCGAGCGGGAGCACGGCGGGGCTGCTCTCGGCGGCGGATTGGAGCACCTTCACCGGGAAACAACCGGCGGGGTCCTACTTGACCGACGCGGCGAGCGATGGTAATAGCTACGCCCGGAAGAACGGGGCTTGGGCAGCGATCGGGACTGCGAGCGGCTCGGTAACCGGGCTGCTCTCTTCGTCCGACTGGACGACTTTCAACGGCAAGCAGGCCGCGCTGGTCGCAGCAGACTCGACGCATAACGGCTATCTAACCTCTGCTGATTGGGCCACGTTCAACAGTAAGCAGGCTGCCGGCAGCTACGTAACGGAGGCCGCTTCCGATGGCACCTATTACACCCGGAAGGACGGGGTTTGGGCTCATCTGCCCAACGCGACAGGCTCGGTTATCGGTCTCTTATCCTCGACCGACTGGACGACGTTCAACAGCAAACAGGCGGCTTTGGTCCAGGCCGATGCAGCGCACGCCGGATACCTCTCTTCGACCGATTGGAGCACGTTTAATGGCAAGCAGGCTGCGCTGGTGGCGGCTGATGCGACGCACGCCGGTTACCTTACCTCGGCCGACTGGACGACTTTCAACAGCAAGCAGGCCGCCGGCAGTTATGTGACAGACGCCACCCACGACGGGACCTATTACACGCTCAAGGATGGCGCGTGGGCTCACCTACCTTCTGCCTCAAGCTCGGTTACTGGTCTCTTGTCCTCGACGGACTGGGGCACCTTTAACGGTAAGCAGGCGACGTTGGTAGCGGCCGACGCTACACACAGCGGCTATCTGACCTCTACGGACTGGGCAGCATTTAATGGGAAGCAGGCGACACTAGTAGCGGCAGATGCGACGTATAACGGTTACCTTACCTCTTCTGATTGGTCTACTTTTAACAACAAGCAGGCCACACTGGTCGTAGCCGACGCGACGCACAACGGTTATCTGTCCTCGACCGATTGGTCTACCTTCTATAGCAAGCAGGCCGCCGGTTCCTATCTGACGGATGCCGCAGGGAGTATTAGCGCCGACAGTAAATTTTACACCCGCAAGAACGGGGCTTGGTCCTCGCTACCTATTGCCGGAGCCTTCACTGCCGGGCTGCTCCAAGCCAGTGATTGGATAATTTTTAACGCTAAGACTGCCGCCAACCCAATTAATGGGGTTACCTATGTCCGCAAGGACGATGCCTGGATAGTCCCACCTACCGCGTCGGGCTCAGTTGCCGGGTTTCTCTCCGCCGCAGACTGGACGACGTTCAACAGCAAACAGGCCGCCGGCTCCTACCTCACAGACGCGGCGAGTGACGGGAAGACTTACGGCCGAAACAATGGCGCTTGGGCAGTGGTCGCTACTGATATTCTCAGTGTCCAGGTTTTCAGCTAAGACTTTATGGCAACATTTACGAAGAAGAGTCTGTCCGGTAGCACGACCGGGCTGCAAATTAAAGTCACGGGCGCGTCAGCGGGGGCGGCAGTGACAATCCATACGGCGGTCGCCGGCACGAGCAGCTTGGACGAGGTTTGGATTTATGCCTACAACGAGGATACGGTCGCACGGCTGCTCTCGATTCAGTGGGGCGGCACGACAGAGCCGGACAACGTAATCCGAACAGTGATACCCCCGAAGTCTGGCCGGGTCCTGGTGGTGGATGGTATGCTCCTTCAAAACGGGCTGCTTGTAAAGGCTTATGCAGACGCCGCGAACATGATAATTCTGGATGGGTTCGTAAACAACATTGCATGAGCAGCGTTCACACTTTCCGACGGCATCGGCGCTACTCGCTCGGCGAATACGCCCAAGACGTGGCCTCGGCAGCGGTCCAGAACTGGGTCGCCCGTGTTTCAGTTTACGGAGGCGCTACTCCTTCGGCGACGACCCAGTCGGTGCTCTCCGTCTTCTATGCCGGACTGGTGAACACAGGGCTGCTGCCGCTCATGCGGTCGGTGAATTGCTTCGTGCCGGACAGCCTGCCGGCGGCGCTAACTCCGCTGGTCTGCGCGGCGGGGCTGGCTTCGTGGAATAACCACGCCTTCGTGTCTGGGGACGTGTCTTCTGCCGGGCTCGCTGCGCAGAGCGCCAAGTATCTCGATACCGGAGTAGTTCCTGCCTTGTGTTTGGCCGGAGACAACGCTGGACTGACGGTCTATTTGTCGGTAGCCGAGACTGCCCAGGGGGTTGTGGCCCTCGGGTGCACGAGTGCGTCTGGCTCTTTTCAACTTCTCCCCCGGCTTATTCTGACCAGGTCGGCGTTTGAAGCCTTCGCTACTACTGGCACTCTCGGCACAGGATGGGTTTACGCGACTAATGCTACCTGGGCGGGGTTCTTGTCTGGCAGCATTACTCCTGGGCCGGCCCTCGCCCTCTACAAGGCGAACTCCGGCGGCTTCTCCACGCTGGCGACCGGGAGCATAGCGGCTGGCTCTTGCCCGACTGAAGTGCCTGTCTACTGTTTCGCGTCTTGCTCGAATGCTTCTTACGACTATTTTGGTGGGCCTCAAGGAAACCTCACGGTCAGCAAGCTCTCCTTCGCAGCCGTTCACGCTGGCCTGACGGCGGCGCAAACGCAGACGCTCTACAACCTGGTCCAGGCGATGCGGACCGGGCTGGGCGGCGGATACGTGTAATGTGTTGACATGGTCAACACATCTGGCCATAATAGGACAATGGAAATCAAACTTTCCCTGTCTGAGACTGATGCGGAGAACTTGGCAAAGCTGTTAGACGCCGCTGTGCGCGCGGAGGGCCTGTCGGCAGCAGAGGCGGCCTTACCCATTTTTCGCCGCTTGCGGATGGCAGCGGATGAAGCCAGAAAGCAGGAGACTGATGCCGTTCGTTCTTGAGACCGCCTGGCAGGAAATCTCGAAGGGCGACGCTGGCGCGGCGGAGTTTTGCCGCACGTTCTACGCCTGGACGCAGAGCTTCGATGACTTGATAGACCGCGACAAGTCTCTGCGGGTGGACGAGGCTGTTTTGGCTCAGGTCGCGCTGCTGGCCAACGTGGCGACCAGCTCGTTTGTTCAGGCGAACCGGGACACCTTGTTGCCGGTTATCTCAGTCAGCGCCCTGGCCTACATTGCCTCGGAGGACCGCAAGAACAACCCCGACGTAGTCGAGCGGATGACGGCCCAAGTGCTCAAATCCGAATATGTCAACGTCTTCCTGACCGTGGCGCTTATTGTTGGCGGCTGGGAGCACGCGCTCACCATGAGCCGGCGCTACCGGGAATACAACTTCGACGTGGAGCCGGTTAAGGTCTGACGGTTTGACCTTGTCAAGCAGAGGGGTTTCGGGTAGTTTGGGGGTGAGGATTTATGGGATTCTGCGACAACAAACAAAGCGGGAACACGCAATACCAATACCAGGACCCCCTTGGCCCGACTTCTATTGGGCCGGGCGGGCATCCCGTGTATTCTGCGACTGGCGCGCCCCAGATGCGCAGCCAGGTATTCAACTACCTGAGCGGCGCAATGCCACAGATGGCGCAGGCCGGCCAGGATTACGCGGCGGCGTTGAAGGGCGCGGCCTCGAATGCCGGCTGGGGCCAGGAGGCCAAGCTCGCGCAGGACACGCTGGCGGGCAAGTATCTGAATGGGAGCCCGCAGCTTGACCGAGCCCTGGCGACTAACCGCGCGGCGGCCCAGGCAGACGCGGCCAACCAGACGGCGCGTATCCGGAGCGGCTACGGAAAGAACGGGATGGGCTTCTCGACGGCGAGCCAGCAGGCGGACCAGTCTAATCGGGCTTCGGCAAACGCCCAGGCGAACCAGACCAACACCCAGGCGTATTTGCAGAACTACCTGGCGGAGCGGGGCAACCAGAACAACGCCGGCAGCATGCTCGCGCAGGCGGTCGGGACTCCGTTGAATTACATGGGCGGCGTTTCCGGCGCATACGCGAGCCCGCTGGGCCAAATCGGCAACATTCTGAGCGCTCTCAGCAGCGGCGGCCAGTCGATTGCGACCAACTCGCACGCGATTGACTCACCCTCGGCGGGGTCGAGCGTGCTGTCGGGGATTGGTTCGCTGTAACCAGCTTTGACTTATGGCACTGAACTATTTGGGGAACGACTACGGGGACGAGGCTGGCGGCGGGCAAGGATTTCCTGGCGGCGGGAATGACTATGGCGGCGAGCTTGCTGGGCCTGCGGGAGCGTCTCCTCTAGCTCAGCCTGGCTTCTTGGAGAATTTGAAGGGGGCGCTACTACGTGCTTCGGCGATGGGCGGCGGGGCGGCCGGTATGGCCGCTGCTGTGAGCCCGGGCTTTTACAACGGGGTCTCGAAGACGAAGGGTGGCCAGAATGGCGGCAGCGGACTGTTGTCTAAGTTTGGCTCTTCTGCGGCTGGTGGGTCAGGCTCCTTCTAAGGTTCTACTATGAGTGCAGCAAGCGACAATGCTCTTTCGGCCAGTCAAGCCCGCCAGGGGCTCCTGGGTCTCGGCGGCTTTATTCAAGGTCTGCGCGAGTGGCAGGTCCAGAAGCCTTTGCTCCAAGCACAGGCGGCGCAGATGAGCGCGCAGCCGGGCCTGGTGCAGGCGCAGACGGATGTAGCCAAAGCGAACGCCGCCGCGTTGAAGCAGCAGACCGATCAGCAGAAGCAACTTTTTGAAGCGTGGGGCCTGAAGGCCGCACAGGCGCGCGCTAACGCTCTCAGTGGCCTTGGCTTTGGTTCTGGCGATGGGAGCGGGCCGTCGCTCTTTACCCCCGGGGACAAGAGCGTCAGTCCTTTTGGGCCACCGGTCACGGAGCCAGGCGCGCCTTCCGCCGGCTTCGGGGGTGCTCCTAATTTCCTGGACGTTTCTCGCGGGCTGCCGCCGACTATCTCGGCCCCAGGCTCGACGAAGCCTTTCCAGTTGGCGGGCCGGTCGGGAATCGCCACCACCCTAAACCCGGCTGGCGAAATCGAATTTGGACCCGGCTCTCTCAGTCCCGAGTTGAAGTCTCAGATTGACAACGACCCGGCGACAACCTGGTCGCAGGCGGACCCGATGACGCGCAAGGCAATCGAAGGTTATCTGAAGTCCAACGCCGCAGCGCTCGGTAACCGTGAGTCAGCGGCGAAGCTGGTGGACGCAAAGCGCAGCGCCTCCTACGGCAACACTACGGAGCAGAAGGAGCATCGAGACTTTGCTCTCAATGCGTCGCTGCTGTCGCACCGGCTCAACCAATATGACGACGTAGTCGCGAAGCACGGCAACTGGAACAACACACTCGGCACGCGCGACCCGGAGGCGACGGCGAAGTTGTCTTCGCTGCCGATGGATATTTCGGAGAACTGGAATAAGGTGTCCAACCCGGGCGCGACGCTCCGCGAGGGCCTTGTCCACCTGGGCAAGGAGAATCAAATACCCGCTGGTTTCTGGACGCTAAGCAACACGACCCGCGCGGGAATCAAGCAGACCAAGTCAGTCCTGGCCGAGTATGTCCGGGCCTACGAGAACCTGGCAGCCACACGGGCACCGATTGAAGGGCTCTCGGCAGACGTGCGTAAGGCTGTCGGGCCGACAGAAGCGTCCAAGCGGTTTGAACAGCAGTTTGGCGTTCCCGTCCCGACGGACGAGGGGGCCTATCAGCCTGAGCCGGCGGCCGCTAAGCCGGCACCGAAGGGCGCGGGGGACAGCACACAGCCCGGGACTTCCGGCACCGCTGGCCCCGAGGCTGCGGTCGAGGTCAAGACTCAGCAACAATATGAAAGCCTGGCCCCGGGCACCTGGTATAAAGACAGCACTGGCGCGGTAAAGCAGAAGTCCGGGGCTCGCCCGACCGTGAACACAGGAAGCACAGCCGGCGCTCCTAAAGGGCCGTCTTTGCCGGCCTTGACGCTCAGCCCAGTATTGAAGCCTCGCTAGTTGCGGGGCTTGAAGGTTGCGTAGAGCACGAAGGCCAGCAGGCCGACGTAAAAGGCAACGCGCCAGTAGGCTACCACCAGGTATGCTACAACGGCGAGGGCGACGAGAATGCCGGCCCATTTGAGCTTCGGGTAGGCATATTCTTTAGCACCACCCACCAGGGCGGCAAAGATGACCGGCCAGGGCTCCCGCGTTCGCGGCGGACAGACCCATAGTTCGGGATGTTCCCGGCGGGACTTCTCGGCAGCTTCAGCAGATAGACTCATACGGGGCAAGCCTTTCAGAAGATTGCTCGCCTGTCAACTGAAAAGGGCGGCCCTGGGTTTAACAACGTCAGCGAATTTGATGTTGAAAAGCTGGCTGGATTCGGGTAGTCTGGTCCGATATGGCTGCTGATTTCATTGGCCCCGACACCGACCTCGCCGCCCCTCAGACTCCGGGGAAACCCGAAGGCTTCGTAGGGCCTGACTCCGACACTACCGCCTCTTTTGTGGGGCCGAAGTCTGATGCGGCTCAGCCCGAGGATATTCGTGGGCGGATGCAGGACCCAAAGTTCTGGCCGTCGAATGACCAGTGGCGCGCGCTTTACGAGAGCGAGAAGAACAAGCCTTCCGACCGCCTGGGCGCGGTAGCGCGGGGCTTGAAGGGCATCGCGGCATTGCCCGGCCAGGCGTGGGACGAAGCTTCGGCCGAGGCCGCTCAGGGCAAGCCAGGGCACTTTCTGCAACGCGAGGCGGCGGTCGTTCCTGAAGCACTGGGCCAACTTGCGCGGATGGTTATAGACCCGGTCGCGGATTTCGTGCTGGCCCCTCCTCACTCCACGAACGAAGAGCAGGCTTTTCAGAACTGGAAAGAGGAACAGGGCAACAAGCTGGCTCGGTCTCGGATGCCGGCCTCGGCTCCGTGGACGCGGACCTGGCGGGAACCGGTCGAGGGTGAGGACCCCGAACAGGCCGCCGTGCAGCCGTTCCAAGCGGCCTCGACTATCGCCAGCCTTGGTGTGCCTATCGGGGCGGCTACCGGGCCGGCGCTGAAGTATCTGGGCGCGGCGGGGCCGGCGGCTACTGCCGGCAAGACTCTCGTGCAGTCCGCTATTGAGGGCGCGGCGGGGCCGGCGACTAAGGCGTTGGGCGAGCGGGCTGCCGGCGCTGTCGGCGCTGCGGTCGAGAACACGGGCAAGCTGGCTAAGGTCGTAGGCGGGGCTCCGCGCAAACTAATCAACAAGGCCGCCGAGGCTATCACCGGCCCGGAAATGGCAAAGCCGCTGGCTGGCGGTATCGCGGGCGCACTGCTGCACAATCCTGTTGCCCAGGGCTTGGCAACTGCCGAAGGTGTTGGCACAGGCGTCGCGAAGGCCGGCGAGCTTATCCAGAAGGTGGCGGGAGCCTCTGCGGCTGGGCCTGGCCGCTTTGCTAACCTCCTCAAGAACCCGGCGACTCCTACCTGGATACGCGGGACAATCGGCTCATTGACAGCCGGCGCTGCGGGCATAGTCGTGCCTGCCGCCAAGTCGATAGTGAAAGGTGCAGTCGGTGGTGCTGCTGTCGGTGCCGGACTGAACGCTGCGAACGGTGAAGACCCCTGGGAAGGCGCGGGCGCGGGCCTGGCCTTGGGCGGAGGTTTCGGATTGGCCGGTGCCGGCGAGGTCAGGAAGGGCGACGTATTCAAGAACCGCGTCGCCGGGCTCACCGAGCTTATGCGGTCCAACCTGGACGCAGGTGTCACTCCTGAGACTCTGGCGAAGGTGCCGGATGCGGCGGCGCTGGCGGCGTCAGACCTGCCCTATCTGGGAATCAAGGATGCGCAAGGGCGAGACCTCAAGGTCCGTTTCGCCGACGAAAAGACAGACACGTCTCTGGCCGGCCAGGATGGCTACTACGACCGGGGCCAGCATACCATTGTGATGAACGCCGACGCGCTCCAGCGCAGCCCGGCGGCCTGGGGCTCGCTGTTCCACGAGGTTCTTCATCCGTTGATGGAGAGCGAGGTTGCCAACCGTCCCGAGTTAAAGGGCCAAGTGGACGCGGCGCTGGCGAAGAACGGCCAGACGCTCGACGAGGCGAAGCGCGCCTACGCTTCTGCGCACTTGGCGGAGCAACTTAAAGGCAGCACGCCCGAGGCGGCCAAGGCTACGATAGACCAATGGGTCACGGCGCAGGACCAAGCTTCCGCCGTGAACAACAAGGGCGATGCAAACCATTGGGTTTACTCTGAACTGTTGGCCGAGGCTGGCCGCTGTGCGCTGGGTGGTCTCGGCGACATAGTCAGGCCCGAGGGCGCAATCAATAGGGCGCTGGCCCCGTCGGTGAGCAAGATTCTTGGGAACGTCTTAGAGCGCATGGGCATAGGCTCCCGGCCGGGGCCGAAGCCCGGCACAGTCATTCCTGGATTTCAGAACGTGGCGGAGGACCCGTCGCTTCGCAAGGCCGTCTATAGCCTTCTGAGGAATCAACGGGATTTTGCGCCGGGTATCTCGAAGGGGGCTCCGCAGGAAGTCCGGCTCACGCCGCAGGACGTGGGTGGGGCGAAGCTTCCAGTCAGCGGCCAGACGGCGCAGGACTATCTGCGCGAGACTAGGCCCGGCTCGGGCCGGTATGAAGTGCGCCCGAAGGCCGAGCAACGAAAGGCCGAGCGAGACCGGAAGGCGGTCATGGAGCGCATATTTCCGACGACGGGCACGGCGCTGCCGGCGAACGATGCCAGCGACGCGATGGCGCTGCGCACGCGCGCAGACGGCTCCGCAGAGCGGCGCGGCAGGGTGCTGGGCGATGCTTTCTATCAGGACCCGAACGTCAGCGACTCGATGAAGCAGACGGCGGCAATCTTTGAGGCGATGATTAACAAGGGTGGGGCCTTCGAGGGCTGGTATAACAAAACCCACAAGAACGGCATCGCCAGCCTGAAGGACCTCGTCTCTGAGTATAAGCGCGGCGTCCGGCCTTACGAGTTTTTCATGGACAAGCACGGGCACCTTCTGGTGCGCAGCTTCGACATGGGTCACGCGGAGGACGTGAAGCTCGGCGAGTGGGCACAACGCACTGGGCCGGTGAGCCTGGAGCTTTGGGGCAACGACCCGGCAGCGGCGAAGGTTGACCTGGTGACTTACACCGACAACCTGGCGTCCGGCCGGCCGGGTGCCGATAGCATCGGCGAGAAGAAACGCGACGTATTGAACGCGCTGGTCTTCGGCGACAACGCCGCGAACCGAGACGCCAACCCACTGCGGAAGAACCTCAAGAGCGCGAAGGCCAGGGAAGGTTTGGTCCGGTCTTACCGGATTGACCGGGTCGAGACGGCGAAGCCGAGCCCGAGTGACTTGCACACTCCGGACTATCGCCGGGGCGTCTTCAATTTCTCCCCATCAGCCGACCCGCGCGCTGTCAAGCTGGCTGCCGTCATGGACGAATCGACGGGCAAGATTTATGAAGGCCCGTATCATGCTGCCGCTGCCGAAAAGTATTGGGAGACGAAGTTTCCCGGTGACGAGACCAACGCTCTGCGGGCCTGGAATAGCGTGCCCGAGTTGAAAGAGGGCTTCATCACTAACAGCGGCGAGTTTCTGGACCGCGACCAGGCATTTCAGCGAGCCACGGAGCTAAATCAGTATAAGCCGACGGCGCGCGACGACGGACAGCTTGAGTCCACCCGGTTCAATCACCAGCGGGAACTACAGGCCGCCGGCTTCGCGCCAGACGTGAGATATTCCCCGGCAGCGGAGGATAAGGTTGCCCAGGTCGGCCAGAACATTGTAGACCAGGCCGGCGAAGAGCGGCGCTTCTCTCCGGCCACGAAGTTTGTTGACAACCAGCCGTCTGATGTTAATAATCGCGGCGTGAAGAAATTGCCGCACGCCGTCGGGGAAGGCTCCGTCCGAGTTATCCACCTGAGCAGCCGGGGAGACCTGAAGACCGTCAATCCCCGTTACTTCGGCAAAGGGGCGGCCAACACGACCGACCTACGGGGCGGCAACAAATCCTTTTTCTTCGTCGAGGGCTCGCCCCTGGGCGCGGATGCCAACATCTTCAGCCAGGGCGGCTACAACGCCTTCACGGCGGAGCTAGACGGCTCGAAGCTTTACGACTTGCGCGCCGGCAAGCCGGACCCGCTGGGCTACTATAGCGGGGTAAACCGGGAGAAGGCCGACGACCTGGTCCGCCGGAAAGGCTACCACGGCATTCTGGTCGAGACCGGCAAGGGTGACGGGCGCAACGTCGTCCTGATGTATCGCGCGGTCCCGGTCAAGCCGGCGGGCAACTTCTATGGCGACGTTGCCCGGCCGCTGGCGACCCAAGCGAAGTCTGGGCTGACGTTCAAGGACTTCTTCTCGCAGGCAACGAAGGGCGCGGTCGGCAAATCTACGGTGCCCTGGGAGCCGATAATGGACCTGGGCGGAGACAAGGCATTCCGCGCCGAGCAGGCCAAGCACACCGGCAACTTCGACGAGCATATTGCGAAGTCCATCCCGGGCTTCCGCGAGACCCAGGTCCGCACGGGCTCCGCGATTGTCAAGACGTTTGGCAAGGGCGCGGACATGCTCGACATTGCCGCCAGCGAGGGCAGTTACGCGAAGACGATTTCTGCACGCTCGAACGGCAGTATCAAGACAGTGTCGCTCGACCCAAATCCGGACATGGCGCAATTCTTTGCCAAGCAGAGCAAGGTCCCCGGAGCGAACTACGACACGTCCGCCTTCTTGCAGGGCTTCGAGGACAACGGCAAAGTCGTGCCGGCCTATAACCCGACGAAGCGGTTCGACGTGGTTCACGAGTCGATGGGCTTCCAGTTTATCAGCCCCGACCGAGAGCCTCAGTTTGCTGAGGCCAAGCGGTTGATGAAGCCGGACGGCGTGTTCCTGACCGAGGAGAAGGTCCGTAATGGTGCCTGGGCGGCGAATGAGGCTAAGAAGGATGCCGGCTACAAGGCCAAATTTTTTACGGGCGAGGAGCTTGCGAAAAAGAATGAGGTCGTCGGCTTCCAGCAGTCTGAGCAGGAGACCCAGAAGGTCGGGATGCTCGACAACATGGTTACCGACGTAGACCTCGAAGCCGCCCTGGCTAAGAACTTCAAGCACGTTGTTCAATATTGGGACTCGGGGAATTTCAGGGGCTACGCGGCGAGCGACAACCCGGCGGTCCTGGCGAAGCTTGTAAAAAACATGGGCGACCTGCGGACTGACTATAGCACGGTCGAGACTCCGCGCACGGTCGGCGAAAAGCCCGAAGGAAAGCAGTTCTCCCCAGCGCACGCAGACTACAAGGGCGAGGGCGAAGGCGAAGCCGCGCGGCCCGAGCAGTTCCACGCGGTCGGCTCGTTCGACAAGCTGGGCAAACTGACGGCGGCGCTTAACCCTTCGGGCGGCTACGCCAGCGAGAACGAGAACGCTGGAGGCCGCGCTCCCTGGCGCTATGACGCCGGCACCAAAGCGGTCTCCTGGCCGAGCGGATTGCCTGCGACCTCGAAGCGCAACGCTGTGGCTGCCTGGTTGAAGGAACGCGGCTACCCGGTCGAGACCCATACCAGGGCTGCGACTGATTTTGCCTACAGCCCGAGCGCTGCGGCCGGAAAGTTCCAGGATGCTATCGGCTCCATCGCGGAAGACGGCGAGGTCAAGGGCGTCACCAACTCAGGCGGCGATTTCTTGAGCCACGCCGCTAACGCAGTCACGGGGGACAACTCCTGGCGCTACGACGCGGCCAGCAAGACTGTGGGCTGGTGGGCCGGCCTGCCCAACGCTAAGACTCAGGACATAGTCAAGGCATGGCTGGAAAAGAAGGGTTTCGCGGTGGAGCACCAGAAGGCGGTCGGCTACAACGCCGGCTCCCATTTTGCTTTCAGCCCGGCGGCTCCGGTCTTCTATTCGCAACTCGAAAAGACGGTCGATGCGAAGTTCTCCGGCAAGGAAATGCCGGCGGCGCAACTGGCGGCGCTCCTGCGCAATCCGCAGAACGGCGTCAAGGCCGAGGAGTTGAAATGGTCCGGGCTGGACGACTATTTGAAGTCCAAAGGCCGTGTGACGAAGGCAGAGGTCCAGGAGTTTCTGAAGGCCAACGCCGTGCAGGTCAAGGAAGTGCAGAAGGGCACTAACCCCGAGCATGAAGCGGCCGAGAAGGCTGCGGAAGACATTCGCGTCGAAATGGACCGCAAGTATGGTCCTAACTGGTATTATGACGACCGGTTCATCAACAGCCCCGACCGCGCGCGGTTGCGCGAGGCTGACGAGCGCTTGCACGACGCCCAAACGATGGGCAAGACTGACACCAAGTTCGAGAACTACCAACTCCCCGGCGGCGAGAACTACCGGGAGCTTCTGTTTACGCTGCCAGAACAGGGAAAGTTGGTTTACACTAAGGAGAATGTCATCCCGGAAGAAGGACCGGAAACTAATAGCCGGTATAATCATCTGTTTTGGTTTTTCCGCACGCCGGACAACGTGCTGCAAATCTCAAAGTCAAAGCACCCAAGCCAGGAAGCCGCGCTTGATTATATCCTGCGCGAGAAGCAGCCGGCGACGCGCTACGAGCACAATTTCAAGTCCCCGCACTGGGACGAGCCGAACGTCCTGGCGCACACGCGCCTGAATGACCGGACGGACAGCGCTGGCAAGCCCGGCCTCTTCTGTGAGGAAATTCAGAGCGACTGGCACCAGAAGGGGCGGAAGGAAGGATACCGTGTTAATCTGACTCCGGAGCAGCAGGAGCTAGATGCACTAGTCAAACGGATTAGCTTAAACGGGTGGGAGAGTTTGACCCGCGAAGAACGGGCAAGAAAACACGAGCTTGTGAGGAGCGGGGTAGGCGAGTCTTTGATGGGGAAGAGCGGCAACGAAGGCGTCCCGGATGCTCCTTTCAAAGGCACCTGGCAGGAGCTTGTCTTCCGCAGGCTCGTTCGCATGGCCGCCGAGCAGGGCAAGGACTGGCTGGGCTGGACGACCGGCGACCAGCAGGCCGAGCGCTATGACTTGAGCAAGCAGGTTGACGCTGTGGACGTTCACTTGATGCCCAATGATGACAACCGGGGCAAGTATCTGGTGGAAGCCATACAGGGTCGCAACGCTGTTGTCAGCGAGCGCTGCGAAGACCTTGCTGCTGTCGAGCGGCTCATCGGCAAGGACCTCGCCAAGCAAGTCGCCGAGCAGAAAGAGCCCTTCCATAAATACACCGGGACCGACCTCAAGGTCGGCGGCGAGGGCATGAAAGGCTTCTACGACAAGATGCTCGTGGACTACGCCAACAAGTTCGGCAAGAAGTTCGGGGCCAAGGTTGAGGACCGCAACATTCCTTCAACCTCGCACGGCCAGAGTTACTACGCCGAGCAAAACCCCGAGGGGAATTGGACCGTTTACGAGAACACATCTAGCGGACCAGCCGCCTACGATGACGCACCCACTAAGCAAGCTGCGGACAGGATTTTGAAGAAACTCCTCGGAACGCAGACCATAATTCACTCTCTGCCCATCACGCCGGAAATGAAGGCCAGCGTTGTCGGCCAGGGCGTGCAGATGTTCTCCCCTGCTGCCGAGAAGGCTCCTGAACAGGGCCGGCTGGACCTGGGCCTCCCCTCGTTTTCAAACGTGGGCGGTATGACGAAGGCCCAGATAGTCGAGCGCTTCCCCGAAGCCGTGAAGGCCGGCGCGCGAGACGAAAAGCACGATTACAACATCGTCGGCGCTCCGCTGGTGAAAGGGCTCCCTCACGACCAGGCCGTCAAGACCTACGCGGATAAGCTCGAAGGCGAAGCCAAGAAGTGGCTGGACCATCCGGCCTTCCAGTCGGGGCTCCGCTGGTATTCCGAATTTACGCCGCTGCTCAAGAAGCACTTCGGCAAGGACGCGAACCTCATGGCCGAGCTTCTGGCGGCGACCAGCAAGCGGACCAATCCGGCGGTAAACTTTGGTTTCGCTCAGGACGCGCTGGAGCTTAACCGGCGCGGGCACTACAAGAAGCTCGTGGCGAAGTTCGAGCAGGGGGTGAAGATGGCTGAGAACGGGACGCTGGAGCGGTGGTATAAAACCCGGCTCACAAAGGGCCTGGTTGACAACCCGCCGAAGGTAGCCGGCCCGGGCACCTGGCTGGGCCACTGGGTTAAGGCCCATGACCTCTTTCCTCGCCAGAGCAACGGGAAGCTCTTCGGCATGTCGTCGGGGGCGGTGTTGCAAGTGCTGGCCCGCCGCTGGCTGGAGTTGAACAAGGGGCCGAAGGTGGCGAACTTCGTCAAGAACCTGCTGGGCACAGGCCACGAGGCGACCGTTGACGTGTGGTCGGCGCGCGACCTGCGCCGGCTGGGCTACGAGGGTCAGCCCGGGCATGAGAAGTGGCGCATTCTGCCGATGAATGAGACTGGTGTCAGTGACGCGGATTTTACCTTCTCGCAGAAGGTATTCCGCCAGGCCGCAACTCAGATGGGTTTGAAGCCGGACGCTCTCCAGGGTGGTATGTGGTTCGCGGAGAAGTCGCGCTGGGAGGATAACGGCTGGGCTCCGCTGGACCTGGGCGACTACCGCAAGGAAATCAAGAAGACCGGGCTGCTGCGCGCCGGAGTCGGCCAGCGGCTCGCGACTCACGCTCAGGAAGTGAAATCCAACCGGGCCGCGCACCCCGAGCAAGCTTTGTTATTTAACCGTTGACAGCAACCGGAAAAAGCTTAAAGTATGGGCACTATGAAGAAGCCGCTGAACCTGTTCACGCCGGACCAAAAGACCGCACTGGTTGAGGGAGCCCGGGCCGCCCACGGTCGCCCCAAGGACGGGGGCTTCTGGGACGAGTTTGCTGCGGTCGTGGTGCCCGCCGGCCAAGCGCTGGCGGTGAAGGAGTTCTCAGCCCACAAGGGCAAGGCCAAAAATAACTAGGTCCGGCAATCTGACCTTGATAAAGCGCCCGCCCCCTGGTAGTTTGGAAGGGTGGAGCTTTTCAACTCGCCGGCAGTGGTGCTGGCAATCGACCCAGGACTTTCAGGAGCGGTCTGCCGTTTAGGCGGCGGGCACTTCGACCTGCGGCGGGACTTCAAGGTGGGCGCTGATATTGCCCGGGCGATTCGCGATCTGGCCGGCGGAGTGACTCACGCGGTTATGGAATTCGTCCACGCCATGCCGGGCCAAGGGGTTTGCTCGATGTTCAGTTTTGGTCGATCTTCAGGGGTGGCGGACGGGGCTCTGGCGCTTTGCGTGGCGGTGCCGGTTGAGCAAGTATCTCCTCAAAAGTGGCAAGGGTTCTTTCGTCAACGGCTAGACATTCCGAAAGGGGCTGATTTCGATTCGCGCGCAGTGGCATCCAGTATCCTCCCAATGAGCGTGCCATACCTCAAGCGTAAGCTCGACCACAACAGCGCCGATGCTATTTTGATTGCTGCCTGGAAGCTTTTGTCTCCCGTTTGAAGGCCAGGATGCCGTCCACGATGGTCGAGGAGGCTTCCGCCAGCAGTTCTTCGGCCTGTCCGTCTTCCAGGTTGAGCCGCAGATAGCGCGCCAGGGTCAGAACGGCGTGATAGGTCTCGTGGACGACCGTCGCCAGCGGCATGTCTTGCCGGTTGAAATGGAGTTCTGCGAATATGTCGTCCTGGACCCCGGGACGGGCGCAGAAGGCGGCGATGGTGTCGTCCTTGTCGCCGCTAAGGGCTCTGTGGGCTTGGTGGAGCTTCGCCCGGTTCGAGTGGATGGTCACCCCGACCTGGAGGGTGGTAAACGGGCCGGCGTCGAATGTTCTTCTCATAAAGCACCCTTTCAGACCTGGTCAGCCGGCGGTAGGTTCGCTGGTCGGGACAGGTTTCTGCTAAAATGACCATGCCCGCCCAGCCGGCGGAGCCTACGGCCAGGTCCTTACCTAGCCAGCAATGCTTCTGTCCTGCCCCGTAAGCCATTAGATGGACGCGGGGGGTGTGACGACAGCCGGCGGAGCCTCCGGGCTCGTAGAAGGCCCTACAGCGCTCGCTGGCTGGGCCGTCTGGCTGACCGTTACCTGAACAGAACCGGTCGAAACGGTGGTTTGAGACCCGCCGGCACCCGCCGGGGTGGAAATATTGACTTGTGCGGTCGGAATAGCCGCTGTAGCAGGTATATTTCCCGAGCCCAGCGCCGGGGTGACAGGGACAGTGCTCGGCGTCGAGGAGGCGACCTGCTTTGTCAGGCTGGTTACGACGGCCTGCACGTCCTGGCTCTGGGCTTCCTGGTGCGCCCGGCTGAAGAGGTCAGAAACGAGGGCCTTGGCGTCTGCCGGCAGTTTGCTGGTCTCCAGGTAAGACTTGAAGCGTTCGCCGCCGGCCACAACCTCGGCCATGCCCTTGGAAAGCACCGAGGAGGCTACCCGGCCGACCACGTTGACGCCGGCACCGACTGCTGGATTGATGGAGCCGTAGATTTTGAGGCCGCCCCAGAGCAGCGCTATCAGGAGGATAGGGCCGACGATAACCAGCGCCATGTTAGTAAAGTAGCCGAGTTGCAGGAAGCCGGTGCCTTCAATCTTCTTGCCGACTTCGGGCTCGACCTTCTCGCGGTAGGTCTCGATCTTTTCGTTGAGCTTGGCCTGGTCCTTGTGGAGGGTCTGCACTAGCTCAGGCATCGGCCCAATGAACGGCTTCTCTGCCGGCCCGAGGGATTCGGTGAGGGCCTCGGCCGCCCCGTGGGCTTCGGCCGCCGGCACCAGAATGTTTGTGCTGGAATTTTCTTTGAGGGCGGCCACCTTGACCTCCTCAGTCTTCACGGCGACATACTGGGCTGCCTGGCGCTGGTGCTCGACCATGACCTTCGGGGCTTCGGGCACTGGCTTAACCTTCTTTTGGCCGTATTCGACTTTCTTAGGTAATAGAGAGCAACCACTGAGCAGGGCAAGAGAAAGGCAGATGGAGAGAAGCTTTTTCATAAAGGGGATGGCGGATTTTTGACGGCGATATTGGTATGATGGTGACGTTGTTCACGCTCCCACTTGTGGCGCTGTATGCGCCAGGTGTAGAAGCCAGCGCCGAAGCCAAAGGCGGCTCCCAGGAAGGAAAGGATAGGGGTAGCGGCTTGCAGCCACGTCACCAAGGCAGCGCTTGTGCCCGTGAAGCTGGCCAGGATGCCGACACTGGGCCGCCGTTCGAGAAATTCAACTAGCATAAGTTATTGACCTCCCTGCACTGGGTCACGACAAACAGCCTAGCTGACCGCTGGGGCGGAGTCAATCAGGAAGCGGGTTAGGTATGCGGCAGCTTTTGCGAGACGCTCTGCCTTTTCGGAGAAGTAAGAGAGTCCCCAGTTGCAGCGGAAGCAGAGCAGGCCCCGGACCCGGCCTGTCTCGTGGTCATGGTCCACGGCAAGCCGCTTCTTCAAACCCGGCGGTCGCCCACAGATGGCACAGCCGCCGCCCTGGTCTTTCAGCATCCTTGTGTAATCGTCCGGCGTCAGCCCATACACGCGCAGGCTGCGAGCCTTCTGGTGCTCCCGGTCGTATTTTGCTTGCCATCGGGCTTTGATAGCGCGGCTGCGCTCGGTGTTCTCCTTACACCAGTTGAGACAGTTCTGTCTCTGCCGGTGCGCGTAACTGGGGTTTACTTCCCTGAGCCAGCCGTCGTAGCAGGATTTGCATAGGCCCCTCGCCCAGATAACCCTGCTTGGGTGACAGGGCGCTGGTTTCGACTTGCGCGTATCTAGGGAGCCCATGCTAGCCGGTCAAAAGGCCGTTTATTATACGGTCGTCCGTGCCCCTCTTGTATTTCTGAAACCAGAGAAGTGTGAAGGCGTGCCAAGCCACTTGCGCAAGGTGGTGATTACCTAACTCGTCTCGCTCCTCGCCGCGCCACCAGGCCCACAGATGGCGATTGAGCGCCCCAAAAGACAACCGCCACGAGTAGCCTTTAGCCCAGTTATTGTCAGCGTATTTCTTCGCCCCGCGCCCATAGACCTCCGCCAGTTCCCACAACGGCTCGCCAGGAATCAGGTCAAAGCGCTGGAGCTTCTGCCCCTTCTGTCCGCCGGTTGTCGGGTCGGTAACACGGACCTCGCCTGATGCTGTAGCAGGGGGCTCTTGCCAGGTCTCAAACTTCACTCGGTCAGTCTCGTAATTTGCGACAGGAGCAAGCCGTGTTGCCCCTTGCCAGTCCAGAATAGATTTTTCTGCCTTAGCCCCGGTGGACCGTTCCCAACCGTCGAGCGCGACATAGTAGGCGCATGTCCGGAGCGCCTCAATATCGCGCGTAATTATGTCGTCTAGGTTCAGGCCCTCCGCGATGGAGTTCCAGTCGAAGTCGTGCGGTAGCAAGAGTGCGTCGAAGCCGTTTTCCCGGTCCAGTTGGGCAGGGTTGACAGGCTCCAGCTCCACCCGGCGCAGTTCTTCTGCCATGCTGTCGAACGCCGGAAAGTTATATAGGGACTTGCCCCGCATGGGGCCAAGGATATAAACGCGGGTATTACTCATGCGAAGAGGAGGTAAGCGCCTTTGACGCGGTCGAATATGATTCGTTTGATGGTGACGCCGGCTAGCTGCGCCAGCTTGGTATCGAGGCTCTTCGGAGTCTCGCGAATGTCTAGGGTTACGGCTAGGGTAAGCTCCTCGACCGGTGTGCGTAGGGCTTCGGCAATCCTGAGCTTGTGATATTCCTCCGACAGCGCTGCGCAGCGCTGCGCGTAGTCGTGGTAGGCCGATAGCTGCGGTCTGAACTGGTCGAACAGTTCGAGGAGCTTCGTGCGGGTCTCGTCCGCAGTCGGCGTGAGGGTAACTGCACCCACAAGGGGCGCGTTGTGTTGTGCCGCCGTTTGGGGAAACGGCACGAGGTTATTTGGTGTGTCTTCCATAAAATCAGGTGAACATTTGCAGGCAGCTTCCATCGAACCGGACGCCGCAGCGGACAAGCTCGATGACCTGCTCCTCGGTGATTACCTTCGCGAGGTCCTCGGGCTCGACCCCGAGCCAAATCTCGTCGTGCTCTGAGTGACAGATTAGGTCGGCTGTGCCCGGCACGAGTCTGTCAAGCAACAGGAAAGCGTGAACGTCCGGCCGACTGCTGAGCTTGTTTGCCACACGGCCGAACTTGATATACTCGTCGGTGTATTTGTCGAATAGTGCTTTGAGGTCCATAAAATCAGTGCATCGAGAATTCTGCCGGGATGGCGTAGGGCGCTACCGCGCCAACCTCGGCAAACTTGAGGCTAATGTCATAGGTCGCGGTCTTCCCATACTGCGGGTGCATGAAGAAAAACTTCTGCGAAGGGTCCGCCGGGGTGAACATTTCCGAGAGCCCGAATTCGTCCACGCCGGGAAAGCCACCGTTCACGAGCACGCTACCGGTGGCGTGCGGCAGAACAATGTCGCGGTGAAGGTGCCCGACCAGATAGTAGTTGGGGGCCTTCTTTCCGTATTTGTTCATCAACTGCGTGGCCGTGCTGACCAGGCGGCCGACAGCGTGGTTCGGGATGCCCAGATTCTTGTCGCCGCCGCGCAGGCTGTCGCCGTGGGCGCAGAAGAACTCGAAGCCCTGCACGTCGAAGCGCTGGTAGGGCTGCGCGTCAAGGGTCCATTGGATGTTCTTCACGTCGCGGACCAGTTCGCGAATGAGCGCATAGAGGAACTTGTCGAAGTTGCTGTAGCGGTTCTTGGTGGGCATCCGCTTTTGGTTCTGGAATCGGGTATGATTGCCGACCACGTCATAGACGCGCACCAGCGGGAAGTGCGGGGCGAGGTTACGAAGGAACTGGGCCAGGACGTGGGCTCCGCAGTAAAACTGGTTGAATACCGGGTCCAGTTGGCCGGCCTCGTTCGAGTGCGCCAGCGCGCCGTCCAGCATATCGCCGAGCATGGCGATGACAAGCTCCGGGACCTCGGTAGTGACGTGATTCTCGGTAATCGAGAGGACTGACTCCTCAAGATACTTGAGCCGCGCCATGAAGGTGTTGAAGTTGTAGGTTCCGAAGCTGAGCGTCTGGCTCGGGCTCGTGCTCTTGCCGATATGAGTGTCCGAGAGTTGCAGCAGCGCGGACTGGGGCTGCCCCGAACTGCGGCGCTTGCTCTTCCACACGGACGGCAGCGACGTGTAGCTTCTCGGGGCCAGGCTGGCGACCTGGGCGACCAGGCGCTCGACGACGTTCTCGGCCTTGAGGAGCTTCTGATACTTCGAGTTGAGAGAGCCAAACTGCTCGTGCCAATAAGCTTCGTCCTGCTTTTCGAGGTCCTGGGCAACGCTCGACTCAGACGCAGGGACCGGCGGCAGTTCTGTCCGAATGCCAAGCTCGCACCGCTTATTGCGAACGGCCTGGTAGGTGCGCTTACAGGCAGCGGCAGCTTCCGCATGGGTGAGGCGGCTGCGCAGGACTGTGACTTCTTCGGGCGTCCACCTGGACCGATGTTTATTAAGGTCAGTTGATTTGTTCATGTTAAATTCACTTGGTATAAGCAGTGCAGAATTCGCCTTCAACGCCCAGGGGCAGGTCGGCGGCCCACTCGGGCGGGGTGGTCATAATCCGGATGGCTTCTTCGCGGGCCTCCTCTTTTGAGTCAATCGGGATTTCCAGAATCACTTCATCATGGACCGTGAAGGCCACGCGGAGCCCCGCTTCTTCCAGGCGCACGATAGCCGAGGCGAGGAGGTCTCTAGCCATTCTCTGGGTGACGTTCTCGGTGAGGGTGCCGCCCCAGAGCCGATTCTGTTTGCTGGTGAAACCAAAATCGCCTTTGGTTACGTATCCCTGGTGACCTCCCCCAGTTCCCCGGATGTTGAAATACTGGAGCAGGTCGCCGGAAGGCATTTCCATTGCCAGGTGGTGCGACTTATCCCGCGCGGCGTTCGCTATCAGGTTGTCGAGCCGGTTCCATAGCTTGACGATTTCCCGATTGTCCACGCGGAAGCCGGCGACAATCTTCTTCGACTCCTCGGGCGTGATGCTGCCGCCGTTGGTGCGGACGTAGTCCTCGAACTTGGCCGAGCCCATCCCGTAGCCCAGGCCGAGCACTCGGTTTTTCAACAGGGTGTAGCGCTTCTTGCCCAGAGCCTCTTTGATGGTGCCGGGCTCGCCGCGCCAGCCCTCAGACTTCATCGCGAAGGCTTCATAGACGGAATAGCCCTTGCGCATGGCGTCGAGCATTTCGTTGTTCTCGGCCAGCCAGTTCAAGCAGCGCGGTTCCACTTGGGCATAGTCGAGCGGCAGGAAAAGATGCCCGGGGCGCGGGACGACCCAGTTGCGGCTCCAGACGGTTTCCTTTTTCGTGACTTCGTTGTCCGGGTGCCCACCGGGCATCGTCACGACTTCCCGCGTTACCAGCGGTTCCTTGTCGAGGTTCTGAATGTTAAACCCCTTGCTGGACCATCGGCGCGTATGCGGAGCCCCGCAATAGAGCATGTCCAGCGGCATAATTCCGTCTTCAGTGACGCGGGCCTTAAGTGACTCGATTTTGCAAAGCATGGTGTTCGAGCGGCGGTAGCGGCGCATGCTTCCGACCAGGCCGGCCAGTTCGGCGTTGTCGGTCATCAAGTCAGAACACTCCTCGTCTGTTTTTGCCAGGCTCTTCGGGACTTCGATGCCTCGGCTGGCGCAATGGCGCGCGAGGGCTTGGTAGGAGAGCGGCGGAAAGTCGGCGTGCCAGGGCAGCGCTTTGAACGCCTCGAACCGCATGGCTTCGAGCTTAGTCTTGTCAGAGTCTACTAGCTCGACGTTGATGGCGACGCCGCGCCGGTTGATAGCGCGCGTGTGGGCCGCGATCCTCTCCTCAATCAGCGACATAGGAGGCAGCTTCGCCAAGCACTCGGCTTCCTTGATGCAATCGTTGTTGCAATACTCCTGGACCTGGTTCTTCGAGGGCAGGCCGCTGTCCGCGCTGGGCTCGTCGGGCAGGTCCTCGTAGCGGACGCCCTTCATCACGTCGCGCGTCTTCTTATCTACCTTCTCACCCAGGACGACGCCGGCCAAGCTGGCGAGGTTGCGGGGGTGCTGGTTGAAGGCCGCCAGGTCGAGCAGGCAAAACCACTCCTGCTTGAAGGCCGGCCAATACTTCTCCCACCAGGCTTGGTCAAAGTTTGAGTTGGCGGCGACTGGGCGGACCGCCGGGTCGGCGGCCAGGTTGGCGCAAAGCTCGCCCATTTCCGCCAGCGTGCCACATTGGGCTTGTCCGTCCACGAGGACACCGACGACGTAGGCGTCAGCGGCGGCGACGTAGTTGGGCGTGCCCTGGTTGACGACAGAAATGTCCTTGTCGTAATAGGTCTCGAAGTCAATAACTGCGTTTTTCATATTGTGTTCTTTGTGATGATAAATTCACGGCCGGCACCGATGGAGTGCCTGACGAGGTTGACGCCCTGCTTGGCGAGCACGGTCAAGCTTTTCGCTATCTTCTGCTGGTCCCACTTCTGCGCGATGCCGGCGGTGCCGGGGTTGTTCTGCAAGGCCGATAAGAGAGCGGTCGGGGTGCCGCGCCATTCTTTCACTGTGGCGTCAGTCCAGTAGGCATCCTGGTCAATCCACATTCCGATTAGGTCGCCGAGGTTGCTGGCGAAGGTCTGGTTATGGGAAAGCTCCAGAATGACGGGGTCGTAGTAGCTCTTGATGCCCATGCGGTCATGCGACAGGATTTCTGCCGGCGTTTGATACACGTTGAGCAACCACCAGCAGAAGGCCGGGCGCTCTTTTGCCAGTATGGCCTCTAGCTCGTGCTGCGGCGGGAAGACGCCCTTGTAGGGCTGCGAGGCGAAGAACATCATCTTGTCTTTGGTGTTGGCCTCGACCTCGGGGAGCATCCCGACGCTGCCGGGGTCGTCATTCAAGGTGACGAAAATCCTGCCGTTCCAGTAAATGGTAACGGGCTTCTGGAATTTCGCATGGAACTTGTGTGACGGGTTGACGACGAAACCCTTTAGCTTCGCGTTCATGCGGCGGCGCGCGGCTTCAGTCGCCGGGCTGTCTTCATCGTTCACGGCCCAGAGGGCCGACTCGAAAAGCTCCGAGTTGAAGCTCGTTTCGCCGAGCATGTTCTCAATCGGGTTGGCAACGCGATTGCCCAGGAGGGGCTTGGCGATATGCAGACAGATAAGCGTCTTGCCGTTGTTCTTGGGGCCACAAAGGAAGATGGCTTGGCCCATGAGCGGGCGACCGTCAAGAAGCATACTGTAGCCGCGTTGCAGCCATGAGAGCCAATGGTCGAGAGGCAAGAACTCCGGTCGTGGGAAGTGGCCTGACAGCAGACCCCAGTGAAAAGGGAAGTCCGCTGTCGTGCCGGTCAAGCCCTTCACAGGCTGCGCCGGGTTCAGGTTGGCGGTGTTCAAAATACGTTCGCCGTCAACCTCGACAATGCCGGGCGGGTGGTTAATCAGAGGCGCTGCGCCGATGACGCGGTTATGCACCTGAATGTGGCTCAGCACACGGCCGGCGTCGGACTGGGTCGCGCCACGGGGCACTTTGTCGCTCAGGCCGCGCCCGGTAAGCCGCAGCAGCGCGTCACAGCGGGCAATACTGTCCCAGCGCTTGCCGCTGGGTTCCCAGTAGTTCTTGCCGTCGAAGAGAAGGCCCTCGCCGGCCCGGCCCAGGTTGAGAATCTTTTGCTCCTCGCACCAGTCGCGGCCAAAGATGGCCTCCCACTTGACGAAGGGCTCGTTACCAGTGAAGCAGAGCATGCCGTCGGGTTTCACCTGACAGCCGGTTTCGTTGTCCGCCTTCGGGTCCCAGAAGCGGAGACCCTGGGCGTCGAGCTTGAAGTCACCCTGCCAGCGCCCGGGGAATTGTTCCTGGGCCTTGGCGGCAATGGTCTCCATCGGGATTTCGCCCTTGTCGAAGATACTCAGTTTCTTGCTGACCTCGCAGACGATGCCGAAGAGGAACTCTTTGGAAAGAAAGTGCGTCGGCTCCTGCTTGTCCTGGCCGGCTCCGTCAACCACTTCCCAATGCGCGCCGTTGGTCCAGAGTTGGCTGGGCTTGGTCGAGGCAGGGTCATAGCCGGCCAGGAGGGTCGGCACGCCGAGCTTCTCAAAGAGCAGCTTGAAGAAAGCCTCGCAGAACTCGGCGGAGGGCATGAGGATGCCGCACTCGAACACCCAGATTAGCCGGCCCTTTTTACTGAGGGACTGCTCGAAGAAAGCGGGGCGAAAGTTGGCCGGCTTTTGGTCGATGTAGCCAAAGACGACCGCCGAGTCGGCTACCATGTCGTAGTCAGCGACCGCTCCGAACACCGTCTGAGGCGGGTTGTCTTTGGAAATCCGTTTGCTGGCGATCACGCCCTTGACCGGGGTATAGACATTCCACGCGGTCGCCGGCTTTAGCATATCCAGGCGGCGCTTTGACTTCGGGATGGTCAAGTATTTGTTTTCCGCGTCGGGGGTATTGAAATCCCAGGGCGCACCCTCGACCAGGGTGTCAACGACCAGATTCTTCGCGCAAAGGAAATTCAAAGGGGCCATAGAAAAATTAGTGCTGTCTCTCCAGCGTCACGCCTAGGTTGCAGTGCCGGCGTTCGCGCGGTTCCTTCCCCGAGTATGACGGCGGGGAGGAAATCCGTTATTCAGCAGCGACAGCCTCGCCCGAGGTCGAGACAAGCTGCTCGCAGTAACCGCGAACCTCGGGGCCGGTCTCTTCCTTGGAAAGGAGCTTCACGACGGGCCGCCACGGGTTGAAGTTGCCGGCCTGGACCTTGGCGAAGTTGAGAGTCCAGACATTTTTCCACAGCATGGGCCGCTTGATGACCTGGCCCCGGGGGTTCTTCAACACCTGACCGGCGTCATCAAGAACCGGGACAAGCAGGCTTGTCAGGCTCGTGTTGAAGATGACCTTCGCTGAAGAGCGGAAGGCTCCTCCGGCGGCATAGTAGACGGCGACGCCGTAGCTCTTGCCGTCCAACTCCAGCGCGAAAGCCGGGTGGTCGCTGTTCTCGGGCTTCTCCAGAAGGAAGATGCACCGGGACGACGGCTCCCAGAAGTTACCCGGGCGCTGGTCGTCGACCCAGCGGGTCGTCCCGCCCAGGTCTTCGACTTCCTGGAGGCTGTTCACTACGCGCGGCATTTCGCCGGCCTGGGCGTCTTCCTGGCTGAGCTTCTCGCGGAATTGCTTGGTCAGCGTGACCGGCACGAAGCGGATAGCGGTATTCTTGGCACCCGGCACTACGCTGGGCGGCGGGAGGAGTTGCTCGTCGGCATAAACGATGGTGCCGTTGTCGAACATCTTCGACATTTCGCCGGAGCCCTGGACGAGCTTCAACTGCGGGAAGCGGAGGTCGTCGGCACCCCATTCGCCTTCCACGCCGTCAACGTGATACTGTGAGGCCGGCCGGCTTACTGCGGTGTTCTGCGGCCGCGTGGCGACTGCCTGAGAGGGCTCCTGCGCGTCAGCTTGCACTGGCTGCTGGAGCGCCCCGGTGTGGTCGGCCAGAAGGGTGTTTTCAAGACCCTGCTCGGCTGCCGGTGTCGCGGTGTTCACGCACTCGACTTTGACGCCCTCAACCTCGACGACCTGGGCCTCGACAGTCGTGGCTGAGGTAGCGGGCTGCGGAGTCGCCGGGGGCGCGACGGTTACGGTGCTTTTTCGGACGGTTGCTGTTATCATAATTATACTTTCTCGATTTGCTTTGTTACTTCTTTCTTTTGTTTCAGAAACCGGATTTTGTAGTCCGGTCGGCTAAGGAGCCCGTGCGCTTCCAGGGTTGAGCAGGTCTGCTCCCAGGCGGCTTTCTTGGTCAACTTCTCGCCGCGCGCTCGGGAGACTTCGACCAGCGCGTTCTTCGCGATGGTTTCCAGTTTCCCGAGAGCGAGCTTTGCCGCTCCGAGGATTTCCTCGGGCGAGCAAAATTCTTTGAGGGCCTCGGCGACTTCTGGAGCGGAGCCCAGGACGCGGTCGGCGCTGCGCTCCTGGACTTCATAATGGACCTCGGTGCCGTCGGGCAAAGTGCAGTGGATTTCTCCTCCGTTGGTCTCGGCGATTTCAAAAGCTCGGGCTTTGATTTCGTCCAGGCCGCTCTCGATTATGTCCACCCAGTAGCGCGCCAGGGCCACGTCTTCGGGCTTGGTCAACTCCAGGCCCTTGAAGGACGGCGGCGTCGGCAGGCCGGCGTAGCGCGTGGCAGCAATGGCCCGATGGTTTGAAAGGACGGTGCAGCCTCCTGCCAGGGCGCAGTATTGGCAGTAGTGGCCCGGCTTCATGTAGCGCTGGGCATCCTGCGGGTTGGCTTTGACAAACTCGGCGCGCTCGATGACCTCGGCGAGCCGGGTGTAGAGCGCGTGAATATCCCGGCGCTCGAAAACTTTGGATGTGACCCAGTTAAGCTTCGGCTGAACGAATTCGACGCCGATGCGGTCCAGGTTGCGATACTTCAGGAAGCAACCGAGAGCGTAATTGATACCTTGCAGGTTGTCACTGGCTGGGCGGACAGGCACCTGCCCGAATTTGAAGTCCTGGACAATCCCCACGTTGCTGAACACGTAGAGAACATCGAGGAAGCCCCGGTTAAGTTCGGTGCCGTCGGGGTGGGTGACACTAACGGAAATTTCAGTAATGACGGCGGTAGGCTTCCGAGCCAGGAACGTATCCACACGTTTGCAGCAGAAGCGAAGGTAATCAATTTCTTCATCGGTCAATTCGTGCTTTTTGGTGAGCCAGGCGGCGACTTGCTCCAGCGTGGTCTTATGTGCGCCCTTGTTCACCAGCGCTATCATGTCTTCCATGAGACCATGCAAGAAGGTCCCCTGCTCTGCCGCTTCACTGGTGCCACTCCTGGACGTGAAGCCGGCGCAGTCGTCCAGGTAGTTCATCTTGGACGGGCCGTATTTATGGTGGCTGCGCGTCTGGACTGTCTCAGGCGGCGGGATGACAGCCGGCAACAGTGCAGGAGTGCTTTCGGTCGGTGCGGGGGCAACAGTGGTTTCGTTCATTTAATGTGGTCAGCTTAACAGACCTTAATAAACTACGTCAACACAAAAAATCGGAATCATTCAGAACGTCGAGATTAAAACTCTTCTGGGCGAGGCGCTCGGCGACAGTTTCCTCGTAGGTATCCGCGAAGTAAGTCGAGAATTGGAGCGAGCTTGCCCCACCGTCGCGGTTGACGCGGCCTGTGACCTGCTTGAACTGGCGACCGCTCTCGCAGGGCGAAATAAAAGTTGTGCGCTCGATCTGCCCGGTCGGGTCGTGCATGTTCGCGGACTCACCGCCGGCCTGAATGTTGCAGACCAGGGCGTCGAGTTGGTTGGCCTGGAATTGCTCCAGGTAGCGGAAGCGCTCGGTCTCGCCTTTCTTGCCGGCCTGCTCGCCGCTGATATAGCCGACCTTGTCGTTGCCGAATACTTTACGCAGGCCGTCAAAGAGCATGTGCAACGGCTCGGTGAAGTTGACAAAGATAACAACCTTGCTGGTCTGCGCGTAGTCGCTCGCCAGGTCTACCAGATGCGGCACCTTGAGCTTCTCCAGGCCCAGGCGGCACTTGATGGTGTCCTCTAGGGCGCTGGCTCCGTTGGCGTCATGCAGAGCGCTGGCGAGCTTCTTGGCCTTGCCGGTGTCGTCGGTCAGCAGCTTAATGTCAAGGACGGTTTTGGGGAAGTCGGGGATTTCTGCCTTGCGGATACGCGCGCCGTGAAGGGGAAAGATTTCGCCGTGCAGGCGCTCGAAGGCTTTCTTCTGCTTCTCCCTGTCGGCGGAGAAATCAAAACCGCCGAAGGTCCCAGGTGTGCATCCGTGGCGCATGAGCCAGGACATATAATTCAAACGACTCGGCGGGGCCTTCTTGCTAAGCCCGTGCAGGCCGAGCGCGAAGCCCAGGGCCTTCATCTGTCGCGGGTCGTCCGCCGCTGTGGCCGAGAGCGCGAGCACAAATTGAGCTTGACGCTTGGCAGCAATCAGCAGCTTCGAGTTTAGCGAAGTCGCCCCGCCGCAGCGGTGGGCCTCGTCAAAAATGATAAGAGCGTAGGCATTCTTCCAGCGGATGAAGCTACCCTGGCCCCAGGGGACTTCCTCGACCCAGTTGGTCGTCGCGACTGCACGCGGGGGTTGCGGTTCGGGGCGGAATTCAAGCGGCCAGCCGGCAGCATCAAAATCGGCATTCCACTTCTGCCGGGCCGTCTCGTAAGCGGCCTGAGCGACCGGGTCAACCGCGCGCCGGCCCCGAAGCTTCTCGTAGTTTACAAACTCCATGTCCACGCCGACGAGCTTGCCAAGGTGCTCCCAGCCGGCGCGCGAGGTCTTCGGGCCAATAACCAGCGGGACAACGCCCAACGCCTTGCAGATGAACAACGCGACGACCGTCTTACCGGTCCCGGTGTCCGAGGCGTCGAGCGCAGCCCCGTTCTTCTGAAGAATAGAAAGGAGCCGCACATAATGCGGCTCCTGATACGAACGGAGTTGAATCATCTATTCAGCCAGGGCCATTCCCAGCAGCAAGCCCAGCCCTGCCGCTTTCAGCCGGTCGAGGCTGAAGCCCATCTGGACACCCTGGCCTTCGGCTGGCGTAATTTCTACGCCCACGGCCTCGCGGTCGCCGGGGTCCAGGCCGATACTGACTTTCATGGTCGAACCGTCCTGGCTCTGGGCCACGAAACCGGGCCGAGTCTGCCGGAATATGGCGGGCTGCGCAGGTGCCGGCGCTGGTGTTGCTGTTTTCGGAGGCGCTACACGCGCCACTCGCTTCTTCGTTTTGATTTTGCTTTTAGGCATAGATTAGGCAGTTGCTAACGAGAGGGCCGGTGCGGGGAATGGCTTACTCCGCAGCAGATGTGGCGTAGCGTCGCGCCAGGGTCTACCGCCGACATTGTGGCGCTTCAGTTCAAAGGCGAGTAGCTTCCCCGCCTGGAAGGCCCCGGCGATCTTGGCGCGCAGGAGTTTGACGGTCGAGTCGGCGAGCTTCTTGCCGCTGATAAGCTTCGCGGAGCACCGGGCACGGACGCGCGGAATGCGTCGAGCGAGCTTGGCTAGCTGGTAGATGGTGTGCTTCTCCGTCCGGAGTTGGAAGCGCTCGACCGGGCCGGTGTAGGCTTCCGGCATCGGCGACAGGAACGGCTTCCGGCGGGCGATGACTTGCCACTCGCGGTGCAGGTCTCGGCGCGACGGCGCTTTAGGCTCGGGGTGGTAGTCGCCCGGGGCGATGAATTTCATACGGCTGCTGCCGAGTTTCTGATAGGCTTTCCAGGCGGCTTTCTGTTCAGGACTGTTGTTTTTATTACTCATAATTGATGTTAGTTTCGTTAATATTAGTTAAGAGAAAGTGAAGCGGAGGAGGGTCGGACTCCCCCGCTATAGTTTTTAGTAAGCTTCAGCTTCTTCGCGGGTGATAAAGAAGTGAATGCCGCTAGAGCATTCAATCATGGGGTCTGGGTCGAAGGTATCCGGGCGCACGATCTGGCCCACGGCATACATGAAAGAATAGTCGTGCTGCGAGTGCCCTTCCCCTTCGAGGACGACTGCATACTCAGCGCGACACTTTCGCCCGATAAGGCCCCCGACACGCTTGGCCGCCGCCGGTATTTGGAGCTTGGAAATAGTCCCACCAGAAAGCTGTTTCCAGCCTACCAGGTCGCCTTCTGGCAGTATGGTGCGCTGCGAAAGCAGCTTGGACAGGTCGGCCCCGGACAGGTTGGCCCCGAACAGGTCGGCCCCGGACAGGTTGGCCCCGAACAGGTTGGCCCCGGACAGGTCGGCCCCGGACAGGTTGGCCCCGAACAGGTCGGCCCCGGACAGGTTGGCCCCGGACAGGTTGGCCCCGAACAGGTTGGCCCCGAACAGGTCGGCCCCGGACAGGCTGGCCCCGGACAGGTCGGCCCTGGACAGGTTGGCCCCGGACAGGTCGGCCCTGGACAGGTTGGCCCCGAACAGGTTGGCCCCGGACAGGTTGGCCCCGGACAGGTTGGCCCCGGACAGGTCGGCCCTGGACAGGTTGGCCCCGGACAGGTCGGCCCCGGACAGGTCGGCCCCGGACAGGTTGGCTTTAGCAGCTATTGCCACCACCACGGCAGCGCCCAGGTATTCGGCATCCGTCTCGAAGAGAGTAGAGCCTGAATAGCGGTGTTTAATTTGAATCTTCATATTGTGCTTTAGTAAGGGGTTGGCGGAGGAGGGTCGGACTCCCCCGCTGGGGTTAAAGTCTTAGGCCACGAGTGCAATCAGCTTGCCGGCGCGGGTCTCCAGGTCAATCCGGCTGTCCACAAACTCGTAACCCCGGGCGTGGGCCGTCAGGCCGTTGACGAGGTCCCAGAGGTTGTCGCACTGGCCCTCTTCCTCGGTCGCCAGAGCGAACGCACCGCGAACCTCGGGCCGGGTGAAGCCATACTTGAGGCCAAAGGGAATCAGGGCGTCCGCGCCCTTCTTGCCGTCCTCGAACGGGAGGCGGTAAGCCTTGGCCTTGCGGACCTGGTCCTCGACGGGCTTCGCGCTGGCGTTGGTGTATTCGAGCAAGCGGGGGAAAGCCTCGTTGTCGAACCGGGCCGGCGCGCCCTGGCTGTGGCGGATAACCAACTCCGTAATGTCCTCGGCACCCCAGACAATATGGTTGCCGCAGGCATAGCGGAATAGGAAGGTCTTCAGACCGAAGCTCTTCGCGCCGGTCTCACTGTTCCAGACGAAGAAACCGCGATTGAGTTGGTCCCGGTCGCCGCCGCCGTCAACGATGCTGCCACCGTCAATCATAAAGGCGAAAACGTCATGGTCGCTGGCGTAAAGGCCGGAGTGCTTGCCGCTCCAATCTTTGGGGTTGAAGAACTTGCCACCGGACTTATCGACGATGCGCTGGACGGCGGCCACTACGTCGGCATCCCAAATGCGCCCGTAGGTGGTGCTGGTGACGGCGTTCAGGGTGTCAGAGGCGCTGCTCTCGCTCTCGACGGTGAGGAGCCGCAACTCTTCCTTGTCGGCCTGCTTGAGCGAGTGGTTAAGGTTCTGCGCGACCAGGTCGGTCGGCAGGTTGCGGAGGTAGCCGGCGGGGGCACCGATGCGCTGGCACAACTGGCCGAAGGCCCAGCTGGTCGGCGAGACAACCGCGCCGGAGCCGTTGGAGACAATTTCGACGCCCTTCTCACCGGCGGCCCGGACAGATACGTCCTGGAGCTTCGCGACCTTGCTGCGGCTGCGCGAGCGCCGGTCTGTAACCGACTGCGCAAGGGCGGCGAGGGTCTCGAAGCGCTGGTCCGCCGGCCGGTTCATCCACTGGGCGTTCGCGTCGTAGAGGTTTACGTTACTGTGTTTATTTACTGCGTTCATTTTTCAGTTCTTTCGTTTTACGTGTTTTCGTTATGCGGTGGCGCTATCTATTAACGTCATCGACTGCCATCACATTAACAAACTCCCAAGAACCGTCAACAAATATCTTCAACAATCTTTTAGAATCTTTTACGAGGCTACAATAGAGCGGCTAATGAGCCATGCCAGCCACGCGGCCATGCCGAGCATTGTCAGCGCGGCTACCCATAAGGGCCAGAGCGGCGGAGGAGACCAGTCGCCGCAGTCCGGCCACGGCAGCGCGAATTCTGGGTTCTTGTGGTAGGCGCTCATTTCCGGAAGAGGTTTCGGAGTGACCGGCTCCAGAGCCAGACGCAGACAGACCAAACGAGAGCGACGATTGCCACGTTGAAAGCGTGGTGCGTCGAGACCGGCAAAGTGTGGGCAATAGGAGGAGTCATACCTTCACCCCGTCGGCCTGGAGAGACTTTTGGTAATAGTAGGCGTTCACATTGGGCCAGAGGTTGCGCAACGAGTTGGGGGCGTTGGTGGCAAACCGATGAATGTAGGCGAAGCCCTCTTTGTCGCCGTCCAGGCGGTCGAGCATCACGTCGTAAAAGCTGGCGCTGTTGATGTGGTCGTAGCAGGCCAGGTGCTCAGCCCCAAACGCATACGCCTGAAGCTCAGTGCTTGTCAACATCCCGTAGAGGTTGGCGCAGCAGTCCCAGAAGACCGGTTTGCCCTCGATGAACTTAATGTCAGTCATAAAGGGGTTGCAGGGACAATACTCGCCAGCCTCCCGGTAAGTCCAGGGATACACTTCCTTGATGCGGCGGCGGAGCCCCGACGGGTTCGGGAAGAACATAAAGCTGGTGTGGATGCGGGGCACCGACACGCACTGCGCGAAATCATTCCAAATGCGCGGGACGTAGTAGCCGGCCAGCAAGGTATCCCCCGGAAACTCCCAGCCCTCACAGGGCTGCCAAAAAACAGTGTCGGCGTCCAGGATGACCAGTTGGTCGTCGGCCTGCTCGACCTGCCGGCTAATCCAGTCGGCCAGGTGGACCTTCTCAGGCAGCAGATGCCAGGCACAGCCGGCGTCAATCGCCTTCTGGGCGACCCTGGCCGTGGTGTCAATTCGCAGGTCGCCGGTCGGGGGGTTTATGTCCACACTGATATGCGCGGTCGGGAAGCCGACCCGGAGGCTGTCAAAGCAGAGCGTGCAGGCGTTGAAGTGTTCAGGCTTGGGGACGGTTACCAGGATTTTGACGGAGAGTTTCATTCGTAGATAAAATAAGGGCGGTCGCAGCCGGGGGTAACCCGGGCTACTCTTTTGGGGGTGCCGGCCAGTGGGAGGGCGTCTGGGCCGCCAGCCGGACGGCGGACCCAAATAGGCTTAGCGTTCGGTGACGCGCGCTGGGTGATAGCTTCGAGAATTTTTGTAACGAGCTTGCGCATGGTTCTTCTTGCGAGCGGCCTCGCGAATGCGCTTGGCGCACTTCGGGCCGTGGTTCTTGGTCAACAGCGGTTCCTTGCCGCACAGTATGCACAGCCCTTGACGCCGCCGGTCTTCCTGCCATTTCTGTTGCCGGCTCTGCTTGATGTTCCTCATTAACCTCAATCATAAGGACATTAACAAACTCCGTCAACAGAATTGAGGACGGCTTTCCGGCGCTTGCGCAGCCGGTCGCGTGTCCGGACCACGTTCTGCCTCTGCTCGGTCAGCCGGAGCTTTTCGACGGCGACGCGGTAGCAGTCATCAATGGCGGACTGCCGGAAGCTGTCGGGGGAGCCGTCACCGGTCAACCAACGCCGCAGGGCAGAGCCGTTCATGTCGAGGGCGTCCGCTGCCTTGGTCTGGCTGCCGGCCATCCGGATAATCAGCCGCAGCTTGTGCAAAAGGCATTCCCGAAAGGAGGGCAACTCCTGGAAGCCGGGCGGAGCCTCGCCCTGGACCAGGGCCGGCTCTCCGTAGCCGGGGCGGTAGGCTTCAGCTAAAGGCATAGGCAACCTCGTCCTCCTCTGGTGACGGCCAGCCCTGGCGAATGTCCCGCTGCTTGCGCAGGACCTTGTGAAGGAACTCGGCGACACCGGCCGGAGCCAGGAAGGTGGGGTCGTCGAACTTGACGATGCTGCCGCCTTGCAGCGAGGGGAACACCAGGCGCTTTTGGAAGATTAGGAATATCCGGTTGAGGGGAGTCAGCCAGAATTCGATTTCTCCGATGTGGTGGAATCGCGTGCTCCCGTCTTTTGGGGCTTGTTGCTGGTCTCTATGCTTCATAGTTCGACGCGCAGAGCCGGCGCTTGGTGGGGCATGAGTTGATTGCTGAACGCTAGGACCTTGCTAGTCGCCTGGTGGACAGCAAGGACGACCAGGTCCTTCTCCAGAGCCTCGTTAAGCATCTTGACTGTGGCCTCTGGCGTGAGGATGCGAAACTCTTCGTCCTGGGTATGGGCGAGCCAAAGGTTGTTTGGTTGGGGGTCGAAGCGCAAGGGCTTCGGTGCGATTTGAATGGTATAGCGCCACTCGGAATTGACAGCGACAAAGCTGTCGGTTGTGTGCATGGGCATACTGTTACGACTTTCTGACTCTACTTCTACGCGGCCCTGGAACTTCTCACCGCTGACGGGGTCGGGCTACGCCCCGGGCGGAGGCTCGATGCTGTTATTAACATCATCAAGCTTGGTGACATTAAATACTAAACTTCTGGGACGGTCAACAGATTTCTTTATTTTTCTTCGACACCGTGGGGGAACCACCCCGGGGGACCTCCCCCATACCGAAACCCCCAGCAAACACGGCCTATTTTGCTTTAATCAGGCCGGCTTGCCTCAGTTCTTTTTCGACTAAGTCGAGGTCGAAGCGGACGATTCTTCCGATTTTAAGGAAGGAAATTCTCCGTGCCTGCATCCAGTTGGTGATGGTCCGCTCAGTTACCGCGTAGCGGGCCGCCAACTCCGGCTTGGTCACAATCTGATTTAGTGTTTGCATTAGCGGGGGGTGTTTTACACCTATGGCAATGGGAACTAAACTAGGTAATTCCTTGCTTTTGCCCGGTGGGGAAATCCCCTCCGTAGGGCTACAGCCAGTGCTGGGCTTGGCATTCCACGCTTGCGGGTAAGCGGATTGCGTGCGACGGTGTAAAACACCGTGAGAAAAAAAAAAGCTGTAAAGAAACCTGCGAGAATGGGATTGACGACCCTCGGCGAACGCCACTACCTTCCCGACGTGCCGAACAAACGAAGGGCTGGGATGGTCTTTCTGGGCGGTTGGGTGCCGAAAGCCTGGAAAGACAGTCTAAAGGAAGTCGCTGCCCGGGAGACGGGCGGAAACCTAGCGCTTGCTGCTAAACACCTAATCGAAGAAGCCCTGGCGGGCCGGGAGGAAACCCAGAAGCGGCCCAAGAAGAAAGCGGCAAAGCGTGTCGGCTAAAGTCACTGTCAAGCGAGGCTCGGTATCTGTCCCCGTCTATCACACACCCGGCCCGCGCGGCGATGGCTGGACGGTGGCCTTTCGCGAGCCCGACGGCACCCGGCGGCGTATCTTTCGGGCTTCCCTGGTAGGAGCTAAGCAGGAGGCTGAAGTCATCGCGACGCGCCTGGCCAACGTGCCGGACACCCTGGTCGGCCCCGAGGCGCGCGAAGCTGGACAGGCTGCACAAGCAGCCCAGGCCGCCGGCATGACGCTGCTGGAAGCCGTCCAGGAGTGCTGCGGGGCCAAGGCGAAGCTCAAGGGCAAGGCCACGCTGGACACCGCTATCGACTACTTCCTAGCCCGGCACGTCGAGGAGCCGGCCCAGGTCTCGCTCGTTCAGATTTGCGAGGAGTTTCTCCGCCAGCAGGAGCAAGACGGACTCAATGAGCGCTACCGCGTGGAGCTTCTCCGCCAGCTTCGGCCATTCTGCGCGGACCTCGCCTGTCCTCCGGCGACCTTAACCGCCCGGCTGATTGATGACTGGTTGCGCGCCAGTCAAAAAGCGCACGCTTGGACGGGCAGAACGCGCAACCACTGCCGGGCGGCAATTTCAAACATGCTCAACTTCGCGAAGCGACGCGGACACCTTCCCCGCGACTGGGCAGAAATGCCGTTCGTGCCCAAGGCCGTAGAAGAGGACGGGGAAATCGGGATTTACTCTCCCGAGGACCTGGCGAAAATTCTAGCCAAGCCGATTGAGGTGGACCTCCTGCCCCTGGTTGTCCTCGGGGCGTTCACCGGGGCGCGGCCCAGCGAAATTCTGCGGCTGGGCTGGGAGGACTTTCACTGGGAGAGCGGCGAGCTATTCGTCGGCCAGGGTAAGGTAAGGACTGCCGGCCACCGAATAGCGCCGCTCTTGCCGGCGTGCGCGGCTTGGCTTCACCCGGTCCGCAAGACTTCGGGCCGGGTGACGGCGTTCGAGTTCTACGCGCCAGCGCTCGTCGGGCTTGTGCGGAGCGCTGGGGTAGCTTCCATCCAGGACGGCTTGCGCCACTCCTTCATAACCTATCGGCGTGCGGTGACTAAGGACCTGGCAAAGGTCAGCGGCGAGGTCGGCACTAATCCTGGCACCCTCACGAAACGCTACTGCCGACCCGTGAAACAGGCGGACGCGGAAGCGTGGTTCTCTCTGCGCCCGTCCTGACAATCCTGACAGACTGTTTTCCCGTTGTTGCCCTCCGGTTCCAACTTGATATTAAATGCCTGCTCCGCATTGCTTAGAAATCAAGCGGATTGCTAGGCAGTTTGTTAATATCAGGAAATATGATTTGCAGTTAAGGAAGGTGCGTGGTGGCCGAGACCCTGGACACCCACCGAAGGCCCGTATTTATTGACTGAAACCTCGGTTATTAAGGTCATCGCCTATCACCTTATTGAATCCTGTCCTGACTAAAACCTGACAATTCTCAAAGCAGGTGTTTCATGGCCTCTTCGATGGTGTCCCAGCCGGTCCGGTAGCGCGCATAGCCAGTGGCCCGGTTCCAGCCGCACTTGAAGAGGGTCTTCTCGGCGAAGCGGAGGGACTCCGGCAGGGTGACATAGCAGACCTCAGTCGGGGCCTCGACAATCAACTCCCACGAGCCGCCGGGCAGTTCGGTCAGCCCGGGGCCGTAAATGACTATCGGGACGCTGGGGTCTTCGTCACTCATACTCTCGTTTGGTCTAGTTCGACGTTGCAGCCTAGCCAGGCGTCGCGTGCCATGTCCAAGCCTTTCTGTTGCAGCAGTTGACCATCGGCGAACAGAATACCCTGGTCGGTCTTGACTTCAAGGACAACCGTCGGCGGGTCCGTGCGGTTGTCGATGTAGGTATAGACGGCGGTCATGTCTTGTGCTGTTCTGCCCACTCGGCCAGGGTAAGCTGGCGCGCCGGGGCCATGATGACGGCTTCCTGGGTGTCATAGTCAAACTCTTGGAAGGCTCCCTTGCCGGCCTTCTCGACGGCCTTGCGGACCTTGCGAGTGCTGGCGTCAGTAAGCTTGAGGACCAGGCCCGAAGCGCCGGCCCGGACTGCGACATGGAAGCGCTCGACTTCTTTGTCCTCAACGACCAGGACCTCCTTCGGGTCAGTGATGACACGTGAGGGCGCGGCCTCAGCCCGCCAGGGATGCGGCTTCGGTGTAAGCGTTCCGTCCACCTGACGTAACGGCGTGCTCCAGGACTGGTCCAGGTTGCCGAAGTCAATGCTGCGCCACACAGCAATGCCGCCACGGGTGCGAATCCAGCTAAGAAACTTCGGCGCGTTCTCCAGTTGGCAATAGTGAGGCTCGCTCATAACCCTAGGACGAAGGCCGGCACTCCCCAGCGCCGAGCCTCGTGCTCGATAACAACAATGCTTTCAGTCTTCGCGACGATGCCAACAGTCTTGCCGAGTAGCTGCTCTGCGAAGCGCGACGCTAGACCGGCGGCCGTCAGCGCTTCGAGGGCGCGCGGCGTGTTCTGGATGGTCGCTGCCCGGCGAGCAGCCGAGAGCCCTCTCACGTTTGATGCCTCGTTCTCCCAGGCCCGAGTGACGGCGAGCCCGTTGATAGAAGGAGCCGGCGGTCGGGCCGGGTCCCAAGGCTTCCTCATTTCCACCGAACGTGTCGGGCTCTTCGACAAGTCGGCCAGTGCAATTTTGAGTTTCTTTAGTGCTTTCATTTTTCAGTTCTCCATGTCTGCCCAGGTGGGCTTGCGCGTGGCCATCGCCTCGGCCCGGATTACGTCCAGGTCGTGGCAGCGAGCGCTGTAGCGCAGGTTGCTGGCGAAGCGCCGGAAGGCTTTGCCTGGGCGGCAGCCTCGTGCGCGGATTGAGGTTTCGAGGGTTTGAACGTGTCGGTCTGTTGTTAGTATGCTCATAAGTTTATCTGTAGAATTTAGCGTGCGGAATGATTTCAAGAACGTCCTGCTTGGCCTTCTCGCGGGACGTGGCGCGGGTGAAGACCTCGATGGCGAAGCCGTGCTTATCGTAGGCAGCGGCTCGGTAGATGGCGGTGCCCCGGGTGTAGCCCCAGTATGCGCCGCCCTGGTCGTAGTCGCCGTCAACGAGACGGAGCTTACGCAGGTAGAGCCTGGGCGTGGCCAGCAATGGGTTCTTTGGCAGCACGTCGCGCCGGCCAAGCATCGCGCCTGAGCAGTGCTTGACGTTGTTGTCGTCGTAGAAGTAGCGCAGCCCGTTGCCGAGCGGCGGATAGTTGGAGTCTTTCATAAATCAGTTTTGATGGGGAAGAGCGGCCCGATTTCGACTTGAGCGCCGCGCGCCAGGGCTGCCTCTAGGTCGCGCTTCAGCTTGGTTACAAAGGTCTTGTTATTGTGGTCGCCGACCTGCGCAGGTATGGCGGCCTTGTTGATGTGAATCGCGCAATACATCCCGACGAAGTAGGATTGCAGCAGAAACCTCACTTCGTAGCCGTTTGGCTCTACGACGTTGACGAAAGTGGGGTAGTTCACCCCTGGCCTAATTGTCTTCAGTGTTTCAAGTGTAGCTGGCATGTCAGCGTGTCCTCCCCAAGGTCTTGCCGCAACTCGGCTGGCGCTGGACCTTGTTCTGGATAATCCTCGCGACCCAGTCGTCCAGGAGTTGGCCGGCGCGGTCGCGCAGGAGACCGGTGACGAAGGTCTCGTCCGGCGGAAGCGGGTCGAAGATTTGCGTCGGCGCTTTGGCGCGTAGTGCGCGGAGGAGCGCTTCAACGTCAGCCTTAACCTCGTCAACGAAGTCCTGGCTGACTCGGCTAAACCGGTCAACCTTGAACTTGGCGGAGCACCGCAGCGCGTGGGCGCGGATGGCGCTCTCGTTGAGGTAGCGCTGGCTGGAGAGGTCTATGGTGTTGTCGTTCATAAGATTAGCGGCTCAGGGTCAGCCCGGCGTCAACTGCGAGCGTCCAAAGGCCCGCAGCATACCGCGCTTCAACTGCCAGGTTCGGCCCCAGGTATTGGTGCTCACCATCCGCCAGGCAGTGGTCTTCCAGCCAGCAGCGGGCGGCCTCTGTTTGTGGGCAGAAGAGGTAAAGAGAGCCGTGGTCCTCTAGCCGGAAGTCAGTAGGGGGAACTTTGTTTTTAATGCTCATAATGTTAGCGGGGTAAGCAGACGTGAATGACTGCGCAGTCGACGAGCTTGCCGTCGGGCAGTTGAAACAAGCAGGAGGACGTGAAGGCCCGGTAGCTTTTCCCGTTGAGCGAGACCCGGCCTTCCAACTCGTGGCCGGCCTGCCGGGCGTGCGACAGCGTGCGGACGCCATAGACGGTTATCTGGTGGCGCACTTCTGTGGCCGATGAGACGCTGAAATCCTGCGAGCACGCCAGCGCCGTGTAACTGAGCGGCTGCTGCCAAGGCCCGAAGGTCTTCAGCTTGCCGAGCTTCTGGCCGGCGGTAATGTCGGCCTCGGTGAAGATGGCTTTCGCCTGGGCCTCAGTGAGCGGCTTCGAGCCGACGCCCGGGAGAGTAGTGAATGGGAATATTGTGTTTTTCATAAATCAGATAAGGTCGCCCTCGACCCAACGCTCGATAAAGCTGGCCTTGGCCCCGTAGGCGTTAGAAGCGCGAACATACTTGCGGCAGTATTTGCCGTTGGCGTCTCGCCATTCCACCAGATATTGATGCCGGTCTGCGCGCAGGGCGGTAAGCCCCTTCGGGAGGGCAACACCGACTTCTTTCGCGCGCTCTCGCTGCATCGCTAAATCAGCGCGGCTATACTCAAGCTCAAGTGACATATTAGTGATTAGCAAACGGAGTTGTTGTCGTTCTTTAGCCAGGCGGCGAGGCGGGCGACCCAGCAGTTGCAAGCCGGTGCCGACTTCCAGGCCGGGTGACTCGGCGGGAGGCTGCGATTGAGCTTGGCAAACTGTTCGCCCCAGCAGGACTCGTCATGCTGGGGGTGGTGACAGAGAGCCTCGACCAGGATGGCCCGGGCCTCCTTATGCGCGTCCGCTACGGGGATGCTGACTGCGGGCCGGCTGGCCTGGTCGAGGGCAAACTCGTGAGAGTCGCTGTTGTTCATTCCGCCGGCTTGCGCCGATTCCCAGGCGGCTTTGTAGGCCGCGCTGCTCTCGATGTTCTGCTGTTCTTTGTGTTTCATATTGTGCATTAACTTTAACATCACTTGAGACCACGTCAACAAGTTTCTGAAGATTTTTACGATTGCAGGGCGGCTTATATATCATCATCAAAGCATTAGATGGCATACAATCGTAAGAATCTGCGGAAATCTGTTGACCATCGTTTAATATGGTGCTTTAATCAGACCACGATAAACGCATGAACACAAAACAAAACAAGCCTCTGAGCCGAAACATCGGGCCGGCTCGCATATCCTTCAACATCGAGCCCGGCGCTTTCGGCGCTGCTTACATCAAGGCTTTCGCGGCTCTCGTCAAAGCCTGCGGCGGTCGAAGCTCCGGCGGCTGGGTGGATGACAAAGGCGACCACTGCCCGTTTGAAGTGCGCTTCGAGGCCGGCATCCTCTGCAACAAGCATTTTGTCCGAGACTGCGGATACTGTGACGACGCCAATCCCTTCAAGCTCGCAGCCAGAGCCGTCAGCCAGAGCCGTCAGCCAGAAGAACCTCGACGCAGCCGCAGCATGAAAGTCGCTTACGTCTTCACAGTCCGGCGGGAATGCGAGTGCTCGCCGGACTCCCTCGACAGCGAAATCGAGAGCTTTCACGGCATGGAGGACGAGCCAGGAGAATACCTCTTCGGCGGAGCCGCCGGGGAGGAGACCGTAACAGTTGAAATGCAGGTTTCCCGCAGCGGCAAAGATTCGGACTGGAATACCATCCACGGAGACCCTCG